GTTCAGGTGGTGGATCTGGTGGTGTTGGCGGAGCCGGTGCTACTTGGTTAAATGGATCTACATATTCTCGTGGTGGATATGGTGGTTCTAATGGTATGCCAACATCTGAAGCTTCTAATAGCGGAAATGGTGGAAACGGTGTATATAACGGTGGGGCATCACAAGGTTCAGGTGGCTCAGGAATTGTAATAGTTCGTTATGCTGGTGCCCAACGTGGTACCGGTGGAACGGTAACATCATCAGGTGGTTATACATACCATACATTTACAAGCTCAGGTACATTCACGGCATAAGGAAAAATAAAAATGGCACATTTCGCAAAAGTACAAAATGGTTTCGTTACACAAGTTATTGTAGCAGAACCAGAATTCTTTGAAACATTCGTGGATACTTCTCCAGGTGAATGGATTCAAACATCATATAATACACACGGTGGAGTACATACCCAAGGTGGTACTGCTTTACGTAAAAATTACGCAGGTATTGGTTTCACGTACAATCGTGATAAAGACGCGTTCATTCCTCCAAAACCATATCAATCATGGGTTCTTAACGAAGAAACATGTTTATGGAATCCGCCAAAACCTTACCCAAATGATGGCAAGGTTTATAACTGGGACGAAGCAACAACTTCATGGGTAGAAGTTCCTGTTGTAGAGGTAACAAATGTCTAAGGGCCGTAACCTAGCTAAATTACTTGTATCAAACACAGGTTCAATCGGTTCATCTGCATTAGCGACAGTTTTAGATACTGCACCTGCGCAGTTAGACACGCTTAAAGAGTTGGCAGCGGCATTAGCAAACGATGCTAACTTTGCTGTAACTGTGAATACTTCACTTGCTGGTAAACAAGCAACATTAGTATCTGGCACTAATATCAAATCTTTAAACAGTACTTCATTACTTGGGGCAGGTAATATTACTGTGCAACCAACGTTGGTATCTGGTACTAATATAAAAACGGTTAATGGAAATTCGTTACTTGGATCTGGTAATATTACTATTTCCGGTGGCGGTGTAGATTACTCAACTCTTACAGAAATTAAGATCGGCGCAAACAGCGGCGCAACTGGTCAGAACATATATTCTGTAGCTATTGGTACAAACGCTGGGCGCAATTACCAAATGGGTTCATCGGTAGCACTTGGCGTTGAAGCTGGGTATGAAGCACAAGGTGGTCAATCAGTAGCAATTGGTGCATATGCTGGTGCATATTATCAGGGTGACTATGCTGTTGCACTTGGTGCATATGCTGGAAACGGTACACAGGTTGGAAATAGCATTATCATCAATGCATCAGGTGGTGTACTTAATGCTAATACACAAGGTCTATTCATTAAGCCAGTTAGATCAGGTACCACGTCAAAAGTTATTTACTATGATAGCATGTCTGGTGAAATGACTTATGGCGATGTGCCAGTTTCAAGTGGCGGCGGTTCAAGTGGCCCAGTAAATGGAAACGGTTGGGCCGTTTCTTCAGTTAATCCATACAATGGCATCATTGAATTTAATAGTCCATCTGACTTAACTGCATTTATTAATGCGGTGAACGCAATTGATCAGGTACTTACACCTTGGTCGAGTTCAACATTAATGTATTCAATGATCATCTTGTCATGCTCTGATCAGAACCAATACTATTCAGCACCACCTTCTTGGAGTCCTGGTGTAATGAAGCCAACACTTACCGCTAACGGCCCTACTTCATTATCTGTACAATTATCTAACGGGCAAATGTCGGTGATCCCGTTGTCAAATGCACCGCAATATTCTGATAATTTAAATAGAATTTGGCCGACAGTTTCATTTGGCAATTTAAATTATAGTCAGCTTCAATTTAACCCACAATACGGGTCACCAACGACGGCAAAAGTTTGGCCAAATTACCCAATGGGACCAGACGCAGTACAGACAACAATTACTGCTATACAACAAATTCTTGCAGCTAACCCAGGTATTAACCAAGTCATTATACGTGTTGGCGGGTACAATGAAGCAACCGGCCAAAGTACAAGTTATACGTTCTTTAACTGTTCATCAATAGCATATTCTGGCATGGAACTATCATTTACCTATACAACTGCAACAGACAATATGTATAACATGGGTTCAATGATTGGGTTCATGATAGATATTCAATAAGGATAAGTAATGTATTACCACCCAGATCAAAATAAAATTGACGCACTAATCCGCCGTAATAAGATGCTACTTCTTAGCGATTGGACTCAGATGCCAGATGTTAATCTTAGCCCAGAATTGAAGGCAGCATGGGCAACATATCGCCAAGCATTAAGAGATATTACTAAACAGGAATCGTTTCCTGATGAAATTACATGGCCTCTTTCGCCGGCCAGTCCTGACTTTGTACTATAACCCAACCAGGATTTATGGGTTTCAAAACATAACTCCTGAGTATAAATAATAAGAAATACTAAAATAGAAGGGTATAAACATGTCTATATATCAAAATTTTACTTATAAGGCCGACGGTTCTTCACTTGTTGGAGATGGAGACTTTATTAGTGCAGCAACAGGTACTGCCTTTGAAAAGACTACTGGTGATGTATTTACAAAAATTTCTAACAACATTTTCGATAAAGCGGTACGAAAGATTATCAGCCAAACCGAGATGGACGTTAGGTATGTAAATGCAACCGGTGATGCTACATTATCTGGTCATATGATTCCGTCAACGGATAATGCATATGATCTCGGTTCATCATCAAAACGTTTCAATGACTTATTTGCGTCATATGTACATAGTACAAGCATTGACGTATCTGGTACAATTACACCAGTTACTACCAGTTCAAGCGATATCGGTACATCTGCTTTAAAATTCAACAGCATTTTTGCTAACTACTTATACGGTACTTCGCAAAAGGCTGATACGGTTTACAGTACAGAGACTGATGCAAACGGCAACTATGTAATGGGTCTCTTTGGTAGTAGTGCTACTGGTTACCAACAAGCATTTCACGATAATGAAATTCTTGTAAACCCAGGTACTAATACTATCATATGTGCTAACTTTGCAGGTAATGCAACAAGCGCTTCAACTATCTATAGCACTGAAGGTGATGGTAACGGTAACTATTTCCTAAGCTTCGTTGGTAGTGGCGGTTCTGGTAATCAGAACATGTTCCATGACAATGAAATTACGATTAACCCAGCTACAAACACAATCACATGTAACAACTTTGCAGGTAATGCTACATCAAGTACATATTCTGATTACACATATGTAACACGTGATGATGCTACAAACGGTACGTATTACATCAACTTCTCTGGTATTGGTTCTGCTCAGCAGCGTATTCGTAATGACGCAAACTTAGCGTATAATCCATATTCTAACGTGCTATATGCTGGTACATTCTCTGGTGTTGCTACACAGGCTCGTTATGCCGACTTGGCAGAAAAATACGAATCAGATGTACAATACGAAGTTGGTACAGTTGTAGAAGTTGGTGGCGATAAAGAAATCACGTTATTCCAAGGCGGTGCCTTAGCTGGCGTAATCTCCGCTAATCCAGGTTTAATGTTGAACTCTGAAGCTGGTGATGGTTTCCAATATGTAGCGTTGAAAGGTAAAGTACCAGTTAAATGCCACGGACCAGTTAAGAAAGGACAGTATTGCGTTGCTTTCGAAGATGGTAAAGTAATCGGCGTTAACAAATTTGATTTGTTAGATGCAGAAAAATTAAACATCGTCGGTGTAGCGTTAGCTGATTCAGAAAACGGAACAGTGATGGTTAAGGTTTAAGATTATTCTTTAGAATAATCAACCTAAAATTTAAGGAATGGCTTGTTATAATTAATTAACAAGTCATTTTTTGTTTCAAGAAAAGGATAGATGTGAACTTAGACATTAACGTAACAAGCACCTGTAATTTAGGTTGCAAATATTGCAGTGAAGGCCATAATCCAGAAATGCCGGATCTCGCTAAAATTGAGAACTCCAAAACGGACGTAAAAACTCAAGATATTATCAAGTTCATTAGCAGTGTTCTTGAAAAGAAACCAGACGAACAAATTGACATCTCCTTTTGGGGCGGTGAACCAATGATGAACATGAACTACTGTCTGGACTTGATGACATTCTATGCCAAGAGAAAGAACGTGAAATTCTTCTTCTATACAAACGGCACGTACATCAAGAAGTACAAAGATTCCATTAAAGTTGTTAATAAACTATTAGGTCAAAATGACCGTGGTCAGAATCGCCTTGCGATTCAAATCTCATATGATGGCAAAGCAATTAATGACATTGAACGCTTAACCAAGAAAAATGGTAGCACATCAGAATTAGTTAAAGAAGCGTTTGCTGTTCTTGGCGAAATTGGTGTTCAGCGTTCTATCAAATCAACAATTACACCACGGACATTCCACTTAATCTATGAAGCATTCGTAGATGTGGTAAGTATTCCTGGTAACGCAAATTACTTCCCTACACCTGATACATATTCAGATTATGTTAAGGAAGATGCAGAGCAATATATGGAAGATCTGAAGAATGGTTTGGCTAAAATTGCTAAGCATATCTATGATCATAAACTTCCAGTTAACTCATTTGGGTGGTTCCAAAATAGTCGAGCATTGTGTTCTGCTGGTGTGAATTACTTCAGCATTAACCTTGATGGAGCAGTTTCACCATGCCATGGCACAATGTATGAAGACCATCAAGAACACGAGATTGGTAATATCTATAATGAAGATATTGTCGATATCCTTGATAAAGCTACAGATAAATATAAGTATCTGATCAATCATATGAATGATGATTGCCAAGGCTGTAAAAGTTTGTTCTGTATGAAGTGCCCAGCTGGTTCATTCAACTTACCGAGCACAAAAGAAACAGCAAAGAAGAAGATTAACATCGTTCCGTTGAAAGAATACGAAATGAAGTGGACTACAAAGAACGTTAACCTTTGTAAGATCTTCAAACTAAATGACATCATTCATAAGTCTCTATTGACAGTCGCAAAACAGTTACCAATCCAAGCTGAAAAGAAAGCTTGCGAAGTACGATTTTAAAGGATAGGAATGTCGTTTACACTAGAAATCTCAGTCACTGAGAAATGTAACCTTGGTTGCCCATATTGCTATGTGGCAAATAGACCAACATGGATGACCAAAGAAGTCTTTGATAAAGGTATTGTGGATGTACATGCACTAATGGAACGATCTGGTGATAAAGATTACTATGTATCGTTCTTTGGTGGTGAACCAATGCTGAATTGGGACTTGATCCAATATGCTGTGCCAATTTTAAAAGCAGATCCTAAAAATACTGGTATCAACATCATTACAAACTTAACGATGGTTGACGCTGAAAAGGCAAAGTGGATTAAAGAAAACAATGTCGGTGTATCTTGGTCATTTGACGGTATGGGTTCAAATGATTCACGACCGCTCTTACCATTATTGGAGAACACTAATCCAGAAACCGGCGAATTATTTAACGGTATTCTTGATATGTACAACCATAAGAAAGAAATCATTCAAAGTTTGACCAACGGTTGTAAAGTTATGATCTGGCCAGGAAACTCTGCCAGCATGACAGAGAACTTTGAGTTCTTATTGGAATGGGGCATTGATCACCCTGACTTCTCATTAGTTCGTGATGACGTTTGGACTATTGATGATATTAAGCAGTACAAAGTAGAATTGACCAGACTTGGCGATTCTTACATCCAAAAGATCAAAGAAGGTAAGTTCTGTAGCATCGGTCTATTTAAGCTTGCTGTTTTAGATTCATTATATGGTTTGATTCGTGGCAAACGCCCATTCGGGTGCTTTGCAGGAACTCATGGTGGTGTATTAATGAGTTCTGGCGAATTCTATCCATGCGCCAGATTTGCATCAAAGAAAATTATGCAAATGGATGAGAACTTCAGCTTCCAATATTACCAAAAAGAATTTGATCCTGCTAATTATAATAAGTGCCAGGATTGTAACTTAAAACAAGTATGTAATGCAGGTTGTACATATTCACAAGTTATGAACGGTAATAAACCGGTTGATTCTATCTGCGAACTATTCCACATTAACTATATGGAAGCGCATAGAATTGTAAGAGAATTAAGGGATGTACCAACATTCCACGAAGTTGTCAAGATGTGGCTTGCTAATCCAGGCGAACATGATGACAAAGGTATGAACGAAAAACTAGACAAGAGGTGCTAAAATGATTACAATGACAGATTCAGCAAAAGATAAGATTGATGAAATTTGCAAAGAGCATAACGCTTATGCGGTCAGTTTGAACATTGCCGGCGGTGGTTGCTCAGGCTTTAAGTATGATTGGGGTATCCTTGAAACTAAGGAAGACCTTGAAGAAGATGAAGAACAGTATGAAACAGGTAAGGGTGGCATTTTAGCAATTGATCTAATGAGCTTAGCTTACTTGGCTGGTTCAGAGATTGACTATGTGTCAGATTTAATGGGCTCACAGTTCAACATTAAAAACCCAAATGCAGTAGGTTCTTGCGGCTGTGGTACATCAGTAAGTTTCTAATATGGCAAGAAGAAAATTACGAAGCATCGTTGATGATGTACCTGTAAAAGTAGAGATGAACGTTGTTAATCCTATTACTGACAAAGTACTATCAACAGAAGAATTGCAAATTCAGATTGAAGAAGCAAGAAAAGGTCGAGCAAAAGTCGACTCAAAGTATGTTGGTAACGCTGACGGACTAAACCACCTGTTTGATTATAGTTATGATTATGCTGGATTTCTGGCAGACATGGCTTATATCATTAAAAAGGGTAAAGGGTTAGCATGACAAAACTAACGCCTAAAGATTTTTACATCGATGATACTAAACCAATTATCGAGAATTCTGGTGTTAATGTCATCTATTTTACAAATAGATGTAATCTTGCGTGTACGTACTGTTATGAAGATCTAATTGGTCGACCTGAACAAGTACTATCACAAGAACAGATTAGAGATTCTATTGATGCAATTATTGCTCGTGAAGATCCTGACACTCAGACATTGTTTGTTCTATTTGGTGGTGAAGTAACATTACAGTGGGAGAACGCGCTGTACTTCATGGATTACGCATACAGTAAGAAAAAGAATGTCCACTTTAATATTAGTACAAACGGTATTCGATTTTTGAAGGATGACTTCATTATTGGATATAAGAAACTGAAGTACAACATTCTTGGGTTAACATCGTTGGATATTAGTTTTGATGGTGTTGGTAATGGCGAACGAATCACGCATAATGGCAAACCAAGTACACCGTTTATGATCAAGGTGTTTAAGAAACTAAACGATCATAACGTGCCGTTTAGACTTCGCTACACCATGCACAGCGGCAATATAAATAACCTCTATGCGGACATCAAGCTGATTGCTAAAACAATCAAGCCACAAAGAATCATTACATCTATAGCTTGGAGTACTTTAACTGATGATATGTTAAAATTACTCAAACAGGCGAAAGAAGATCTTAGACAAGATTGGTTTAATAGAGATATTACTATACCAGTTTGTGCACTGTTCTGCGATGCATGTAACGGATGTGGTTCACGAAAAGATATTAAGACTTATTTTACCGATGAAGGTAACGTAACCACATATAAGAACGACGTAATCGCACCAAAATTTAATGACTTTAAGGAAAAAGTACAATGACTATTATTGACAAAATGAACAAAATCTTTGAATTGATCAAAGAGATTAAAGACGAAAACGAAGCAATCGGTTCACTTCTTTTGGTTAACTTTAAAAGTGCTGTAGATACTATGGAAGCATCCAATAGTAAAACTGAATTGGATATCTCAGAAAAGTTAGAACTCATCTCTAAACTCCTTGGATACGATTTAGAACAGTTAGTTACGCACATCTTAGAAAAAGATTACATTAATAACCAAAATGGTGATTTTGTAAGTTCTAAGGAAGCAGACGCTGCGACCATCGACTTTATCATTGGTAATACTACAAGTATAAATAATAAAGATGGTGAATCCATCGACGACTATGAAAAATTCCTTGCAGACAACAAACTCAAGGAAAACATGGATTTTCTAAAACAGGAGATTTAAATGGGAACCACGAGCATCGACGTCTACGGAACTGACGGCACAGACGCTGTAGTTTATTCTATCGGTTATGTTGGTTCTGGCGCAACCATTGAAGCTGCTAAATTTGTAGAACTAAGAAACAATATTAATTCTGAAAGATCTAGACGTGGAGCTGGTGGTGTGCCAGACACGGGTCTATATGACATCATTGAAGTTCAGGACTTGAACACGCTATCACAATATATTAATTATTATTGGAACGATGGTTATGTTGATTCAAATACAGTGATTGCTGCAAGTCACGTTAACTATATCATTGACAAGATTAAAGCCAGCGGCGCGGTTTGTTTATGTAACTGTAACTACTGTACCTGTAACTGTAACTATTGCACTTGTAACTGTGACTATGCATGTACATGTAACTGTAACTACAGTGATGAACGATTAAAGATGAATATCAAATTCATTGGTATGCAAAACGGTTTGAAGTTATACACTTGGAATTACAAGTGGGATTCAAAAATAACTCACAAAGGCGTAATTGCACAGGAACTGCTTGGAACTAAATATGAGTCCGCTTTATCTAAAGATAAGAATGGATTCTATATGGTAAACTATAGTAAACTACCTATCACGATTTAAGGAAATGTATGAAAGAAGAAGTAGAAGGAATTGATACAAATACATACGCTGGTAAGGCAGCCAAAGCAGTAAAGACAAAAGTAAGAGGAATCCTTGGTGATGACCTTCTTACTTTCACGTTACTAGATTTTGTTACCTTTATGCAGTTGAATAACAAATTTGCTGCTATTGGTATTTTCATTACTGAGAAAAACAAAGAAGAAAAATATATTGAGATTATTGAAACCGGTGATGAAACACTCATTGAAGATTTAGAACAATATATTACTTTGTTAGATAATATTAAAATCATCCAGAAGAAAAAGGATGAGTACACAAAAATTATTGAAAGCCTTCAACAATTACAAAATTACGAAGATACGGAATCTGTAAATTCTATTGTTGAGGGTTATCTAAGGAGATAATATGGTTATCGTATTGACTGGAACACAAGCAATTAATAAAAAATTCTTATCTAGGATTATCCTGGCTAATTTGAACACCTTTGAATATAAAGGTTATGTTTGTGATTTTTCTCATTCAGACATTAAGATTCACGATGGCAGCGGAAAGCTAGTATATAAGCTAAGCTCTATTGAGGGTGGCGTCATTGGTGTAGAAGAAACTCCAGTTGAACTTACTTCAACCGGTGAATTACCTGCGGTGAATCGTGGTGAAGACGACGGGATAGAAGATCTATTGCACAATGATCCTGAGGTTGTTGAGTATTTTCTAAAATTGAATAAAGACATCTTTGAAGATGGTATTAAAGTTAACCACTTCGTAAATAGATTCTGTTCATTGGATGTTGATTTTGATCTGATCGACACCCCAAGCTATATGCATGCAGAAGAACAAAACCGTTTGCTTCACCCGCACGATTTTGATGATGTTCTGAACAACATTAAAAACTTTGCATACCCAGTTAAGGTAATTACTGGAACATTTGGTTCATACTTTATCGATGCGCTGAAGGCAGCATTGCCAGATGAAGAAGTTCATGTTGTTAGCATTATCAGAAACCCATCTGTTGCATGGTTAATGAATAAAAAGCCAGACACAAAATGGAATTCACCAACAAGCCCAGATCTTACTGAAGCATTAGATATTGAACGATTCTATGAAGCTGCAATTAATGCTGTTGAACTTGCAAAACGTTCAGATGTAAAGGTTGTAAAGTTTGAAGACGTATTGGCAGATGGTGTTCTACATATTTCTGAAGGCATCTCTATTGATGTACGCGACGACTATCGCGGTGCAAATAAGTGGATTAGTAACTACGAAGCTAACACAGATATTCTAATGAGTGAACAAGAATTCGCACCATTTAACGATCTGTTCATGGACTTAACATTGGCTGAGTACTATGTACCATCTGATGATATCGATGAAGAAGTAAAGTACGGTGTTGACAGACCTACACTAATGGCAAAAATTGGTAAGCAGTTCCCAAAGAATCTTTTCAATGATCTTGGGTATTCACCGTTAAGTCGAGACGAAATTCTAAAAATCTGAAAGATATAAATGAGAAGGACACCATTGGTTATGTTGAAGAAATTCGACATAACCCTTACCACATCTTGGGAGTCAAATCATGGAATATCTGGTCATCTATTTGAGATGATTGAATATTTCTATCATTTGAAGTTTCATAAAAATAAATCCGTCTGCATTATGATTGCTGACGGCATATCAAAAGACCAAGTCAATGTTGCTTTAAGCAAATACGACTTTTCAACAGAAGAGCTTCAGGCATATGAAGCATGCACATTCTATCACTATAATCCCAAAGCACTAATAGCTAATGACATCATCTTTGTTGATGGTTCTATTAGAACATTTGATGCGGACATCATTTGCAAAAGAAAGATTTTCTTAAGATGTTGCGATGATGAATTTCTTGACAAGGCTGATATAGTTTTGCAGGATTATGATTTGTATGACCCATTGCCGAACTCTGTACATTACAAAAAGAAACTACTTTTAAGTAAGTTCAAAGAAATTAATAAAACATTTGATGATACTGCTGCAATTTATTGTACAAGTAACATGCGAAAGTTAACTTTCGAAAACCTAGAATCAATTGCAAATAAATATAACTATAAGCAATACGTTGTGCTAACCAATGTTCAGATGGAAGTACCATCAAATATGACATTACACAAAGTTCCTGCTGATAACCTATATGAACTATTCGATACATTCATCTATACAGGATCAACCAATAAGACAAAAATTGATTGTTCATCAAGATTGATTGTTGAGTGTAAACACTATAATAAAGAAGTTATTTATGATGGCGTTTACGATATTAGTAAAGATAGGGGATTAATGGTAAGACGGAACGACCTTGACAAAGGCGTAAATCTTGATTTGAAGGAAACAGATGAAATCAGTACGCTCGCAGCTTTTTAGTACAGTTGGACTAAAGCTAGACACGGACACACCAATGAATGAAAGAGCTCGTTTAAACACGGGCTTTTTGTGTAACTATAAATGTGAATTCTGTTATTATAAAGACCGCTTAATGGAGCGCGATTCTCTTGATGTAATTAAGTCAAGAGTGGACGACATCTTTAATTACGGCATCCGCCAAATTGACTTAAGTGGTGGCGAGTCTTCAGTTGAACCGAACTGGTTCAACATTTTAAAGTACTGTAAAGAAAAAGAAATGACCGTGAGTACTTTAACTCATGGTGGTAAATTCTGCGATATGGAATTCCTTAAAAAGTCTAAGGATCATGGCCTAACCGAAATTCTTTTCAGTGTACACGGATCAAATCCAGAGATTCATGACAAAATTACTGGCAAGAAAGGATCTTTTAAGAAGATTATTCAAGCTATTAAGAATGCAATAGAATTACAAATGGTTGTGCGTATCAATTGTACGGTGTATGATTTAAATCATATGTACTTACACGATGAGTACGTTGAATTGCTGCGTGAACTCAATCCATTAGAAGTAAATTTTATTTGCTTGAACTACGACACTGATAACAGTACATTCCGCGAAGTTCAATATTCAGAAATCACAGACAGTATTAAGATCTGTATTGATTTAATCAAAGATGATATAAAATACATAAATGTTCGTTATGTGCCGTATTGTTATATGGAAGGTTACGAACGATATGTTGTAAACTATTACCAACATATCTATGATGTATACGATTGGAATCTTGCAATCTATAATCACGAAATTGATACTACCAAAACATATACTAAAGAAGAAAAGTTACGCCAATCTTATAACGCGGCTAAACACTTTAGAATGAACGGATATAACAAGTCCAATAAATGTAAAGAGTGTAAGCACTATTTTATTTGTGACGGCATTGAGAAGCAATTACCAAATAATGAATTCAAACCACAACCTGGCGATAAAATTCATGAGGTGAATTTTTATAGAAAAGGATTCTATGAAACTTAGTATTTTAATTCCTACACATAAAAGACCTGGCCTATTTAATAGATGTTTATTGTCAGCACTTAAGCATATTCCTAAAGACGTTGAAATCCTAGTGAATAATGATAGTAATGATATATATGAAGTACAACACGGCCAAGTAAAATACTTCTATAACCAGTTTGATAATCTATCTGGTATATACGAATCATTATTATTAAATGCTAAAGGCGAGTTCATTTATTATCTAGAAGATGACGACTACTTGACTGATTCGTTCTATGAAGTTATGAACTACTTAAATGGTTACGACATTATTCACGGATTGTATTACCCAAGTTGGAACGATAATTGGATTGCTAAATGCGCTAAAGATGAAGTTCTCCAGTTAGGTCAATTTATAATGAAGCGTGAATTAGTTAATCAATGGGAATACCCAGAAGATAGTCATATTCATAACGATAGAAAACTTATAGAATTTTTATTAAATAAGGGCGCAAGAAAATTGCTTTTACACAAAGTTCTTTATATCCAAACAACAGACGGCGGAGATAATATCTCATTCCCAGAGAGCACAAACTATTATGGCACGACTTAGTATTCCTAAAATGGAAGATTACTCCACACAGGGGCATTTAGATCAAAATGTAAATCATCTAAATGTTCACTGGGACGTTGTAACTATTTGCCAGTTAAAGTGTGGGTACTGCTACGCACGAAATAACTACGGCAAAGATTGGAATAAAATCGCAAGCAAAGACACAATTGATAAAGTAATTGAGGCATTAAGCCGCAGCACGTTACCATTCAATCTTGGATTACTTGGTGGTGAACCAACGATTGCGCCGCACTATAATTACATCATCAAAAAGATTAGAAAATTAGAAAAATTTAATCGAGTGTATGTAACAACAAACGGTGAGAAAGATTTAAGAACTATTGAAACCGATGGCGTTGCATTTTTATTTAGTTATCACCCAGCTGATTGCACAAGCGAAGAGCGATTTGTTCAGAATGTGAAATACATTTTAGAAAAGGGTGGTAAATTAAAAGTAAACATTCTACTACATCCAAATAAAAAGTTCTGGGCAAAAGCTCAGAAAATGGCTAAGGATATCCAATCACTTGGCGTAAAGATTCACCCTCATTATGTTCACACAAAATGGGACAGGCGCTTATACAAATATAAAGAAGAGGCGTGGGAATTCTTTAAAGAGTTTGAGGAACTACCTAAAGACATTGAATATAACGATGAACTATTTAATGATTATGAAGTTTACAAGTACGGATTAACAAAGTTCAAAGGATGGTCTTGCTGGAATAATAACTATGAGGTTGATGTTCACGGTAACGTTGTTAAGTTCTGTAAACCCGAAAACACCGAGACATCTTTATTATTAAGAGACTTGGATTACTTTAAAAGAATTGGTGAAATTCAACCGATGATTTGTCCACACCAAGAATGTAATTGTGACGGGTTATTGAAACTAAAGAAGGTAAGAAATGCGCAAACCGCAGCAGATGAACCTGCAAAATAAAGGATTCTACAGTATTGATTACGATATGACTATGGCATGTAATAATAGATGCCCGTATTGTTATATCCTCGATAAGTTGGATAATCGGTTAATGTTTAATGAAGATGTGTATGAGCAAGTAATTAAGTCAGTTAATGAATTCACTGGTAATTTAAAAGTATCACTTCTTGGTGGTGATCCTCTATTAATTCCAGAGAAGGTAAAAGAGTTCACTGAACGTGTAAAATATCCAGTAACGATTTACACAAATTTAAGTTATCCCGAAAGATTCATTGACATCGTAAAAGACATCAACGCTAAGTTTATCGTATCTTGGCATGATAGTAGTAAGCATCACTGGGTTAAACACAACATTTTATTATTACGTGATAAGATAGAACCTTTACTTATTATTAGTAAAGACAATATTGACTTAATGTATGAGCACTCTTTATGGTTGATAGAAAATAAAGTTAATTACAAGATTCAATTTGTTCATGGTGATAATGGTATTGAAGCTGATATTAGAAATCCAAAGATTAAAGAGATGTATAGGAACAATGTAATCAATCAGTTCGATACTATTGACGATAAAGTTTACACCCCTCAGGAGAGTATTGACGAAGATTTGATTAACATCGCGATGAATAGAAATGTTATCTGTGAACTAGCGGTAGTTAGAATCAAGTACGATGGTCGTATTACCGCGTTGTGCAATAATCCTGTTGACTTAGGTCATATTAAAGATGGACTATCATTCAAAAAGACATCTTGCTCAGGATATGGCTGTGTATGTGATACCTTTAATTGGAAGGTTTTACTATGATCGTTGAATGGGAAGTAACTTTAGATTGTAATTTTAAATGTGAGTACTGTGTTAATTCCAGAAACTCGGCATTACCTACACCTATTCTTTTTGAGAAAGATAAGGCCAAAGTAAATGCATTCATTGAAACACTAAAAGAAAAATATCCAGATGTTGAGCTATTTCTATTTGGTGGTGAACCATTTGCGCATCCGTTCTTTGGCGAAATTATTCAAAAACTAAATGAAGTACAAATGAAGTACGTTATTCAGACAAATTTTAGTTTACCAAAAAGAATTGAAAAGATTAATGAAAAAGTACAGGTGTCTGTTCATCCAACAGAAATAAAGAATAAACAAAAGTACATAGATGAACTTGTTAGATTAGAACATCTAATTAAAAGAGTTGACATTATGTTCATGGGGAAGATATCAATTGATTATTATAAAGATCTTTCCAAGGTTTTCCCAAGAGAAAAGCTAAGGCTTGTGCCAGTTGCTGGATTCAAAGGTGTGGACGTAAATAAATATCTATTTGAATATAACGAATTACGTCAAAGCGTCGTTGGTAGATTTGTTAATTTTGAACATGGCAATAGGAGTTTCAATTGGGAAAACCAGATGAAGGGTGTATGGTCACCAAAAGGCAAACCTTGCATGTACAAAGAAACTTATGTACTGTTTGATCCTATGCTTAGATCTTACACATGTTCATATAGAGATAACCATGACATTTGCCCAAATGATCATTGCTTCATAATGTAAAAGGACAATATGATAAACTTAAATGTTGCTGGTGCAGTCGTACATTACGATGCATTCATTAAGCACTTACCAATCTATAAACTTAAAAATAAGAATATTGCTTTTAATGTATATGAGGGGCCGAACTTATGCCAATGGAATGGTGGTAGAATCAATAGAAATATTAAGTTAACACAAGATACAATTGAAAGATACAACAAGTTTGGTATTACTATATCTTTAACATTTACAAATCCCGTAATTGATTTATCAGATCCTGTTGGGAACGAACTTCTTCAATGGATGGATGAATCACAAAAGAAATACAATGTAAGAAACAAAATTGTACTAATCAATGAAGATCTTAGAAAGTATCTTAGATTGAACTACGACTTTGAGTTAATTTATTCAATCACTGGTCACCCAAGCAAGACGAAGGTAACCGATGAATTGCTAGCAAGATATAAAGACCTCGAGTCAAAGTACGATTGGATTGTTCCTAAGTTTGAGGTTGTGTTTGAACCAAGGTTCTATGAATCTGTTGATGTTCAGAAATACGAGTTGCTTATTAACGATGCATGCGCGTATTCGTGCCCGCATTATCATGAGCACTTTACAAAGATTGCTGAGCAGAACACAATTAGTAAAAACCCGTGGGAAGAACTTGGCCACGATCATTGTTTTAAGGTTGAGGAATGTTGGTTAGATTGGTTCAACCCTCATACCGGTTGTCAAAAACATAAAGACAAGTTTGGCGAAAGAATGGGTATGCAATACACGAGAGATATGGTAAAGAAAGCGCAATTGCTTGGTTACCGTTCTTTTAAAATTTCTGGTAGAGAGAACAGCACGGAATTTATTATGTATGAAGTAGATAAGTTCTGTAAAGATATTAACGAAAGATCAAAATGATTAGAAGCGAAGAGTTCAAACACCAGAACACCACATATTTGCAAAACGCTGGTGCAATTAAGCCAGAGAAATACTATAAGATCATAAATGCAAATCTTGTACCGGTAAAAGAGACATCATACCATGTAACATTTAGAATTAGTGAGGCATGTGATTTAGCATGTTCATACTGCGATTGGCATGGTGGAAAACACTATAAGTATGAAGATATCATCGGCAGTATTGATGCTATGTTTGAATTCTTTAAAAAGGAAAGCATTAAGACTGTTATTTTTTACTACCACGGTGGTGAAGCTACTAGGCATCCAAAGATTATAAATATCATGAAGCATGTCCACCAAAAAGGTGAAGAGTATAACATCACAGCATATAATGAACTACAGACAAATTTAACGCTATCAATTAGTAAAATTAAACACATTTTGGAAAATGTTGATATTTTAGATATCACGTTCCACTATATCGAGCTTACTAAACGTAGATATAAACTTGAATCATTCATTAGAAATTTTAACTACATTCAAAAAGAAAACATAAATATTAATAGTCTTGATATTATGTTAGAACAAATTGAAGGTACAGACCTCGAAGAATTTAGAAATTATGTCTTGGGCTTTTTAGAATACCCAAACATAACTCACTCTGAAATGATTTACGGTTTCGGCTATGACTTTGATCATAATGATGAGACCGCGACAATACATTATGAATTTTACAAGAAACATAATAAAAGTGAACAACAATACGAGATAGACGGTAAAATATATAGTACTAACGAACTATTTCAAAGAGGTGCTGATTTTACTGGTTGGCATTGCGATACCGGCATAAAGAATATATATGTTAATGGCGATGGCAACGTATACCAATGTGGTATAGCAATGACAAACAATCTACACGGAATTAGTAATGGAATTTTTACTAACCTATTAAATGACAGGCTTGCGTTGACAAAGATGTCAATTCTAAGAAAGTCGGGCACAATGTGTAGATGGGACTATTGTGGTGGGGACTTTTACTTACCAAAGGATAAAAAATGAATACGAAAATGATTGAATATCAATTATTCACAAAATGTAATTTGAAGTGCCCGTACTGCTACAACTTTTTTGAACAAGGTGTACAGGACGTTGATTCTTATATTGACGACTTCCTAAAGATTTCATCTTTAGCTGATAGAAAAACATGCATGGTCATTAACGGTGGTGAGCCACTACTTTTAAAGAATATAGCAAAGCTAATTAATTCTGTGCAAGTGCAGACAAACATGCTGACATATACAAACGGTACATTACCTTTAAAAGTATATGAGAAGTTTGTAAAAGATGTAAGACTGGATAATTTGTACTTTACAGTTTCATTTCATTATGCTGAATTATTAAGAACAAAGAAATTCAATGATAAGTACATCAAAAATGTCAAGTACTTAATTGAAAATATTCCTAATTTAAAATTCAATATCGTATTTACGCCAGACTTCGATAATAAAGAATTTTTAGATGATCTATTAGATATCTTATTAGATTTTCAAAGAGCTGGGTTAAAGTACATCAACATTCTTTTAGAAGATAGCTTAAAAGATAATAGACCATACGCTTTAAAATTAGTAAGTACACCACATTTTAGATCGTTCATGGATGAACTCAGAGTGTTTAAGTATAAACATTGCATGTGGAATAACCCAAAAGATAATGTTAGTTGCTTGTATATGTGGTTAAAGAAGGAATGCTTAAGTCCTCAATTGCCGTACAAAGAATTATCATTTTTAAAATTAGAAGATGGCTTTATTATTCAAAGTAACTTTGGTTTTACGTCAGATAATGTAATTGAAACAAAGACAACAAATTTAGATGCGGTTGTTGAAGATGCGAGAATACAGTTAGAATGAGAAAGAAGATTTTAGAATATAGTTTTAAACATAAACTTGGACATATCGCTAGCGCACTGTCAATGGTTGATTACTTGCAATCAGTTTTTAAGTACATTAAAAAAGATGACAAGATTATTATCGGCAAACCATTTGGGGCGCAAGCATATTATACAGTTTGGAAAGATCGTGGTTGGTTAAATAATATCGACAACTTGCACATGGGTGTAAAACACGATCAAATCCCGTTCATTGATTATTCTGAAGAAACAATTGGTAATGCATTGGGCGTAGCTTCTGGGATTGCAATGTGTACAAATAAGAAAGTATATGTAAACATTTCAGATGCTGCATTACAAATGGGTAATACATTAGAAGCAATTCAATTCATTGGGCAACATCAACTAAAGAATGTCGTTTGTACCGTTGACTATAATAACGCGCAAGTAACAGGTGTCACGAGTGATATCATTAGTGTTGAACCTGTTATTACGATGGCAAGACTTTATAATTGGAACGTGTTTGCCGTTGATGGGCATGATGGTAAAAAGTTAGATCAGGTGATGCAACAGGCCGTACAGAACAGCGATCAACCTACAATGGTTGTCTGTATCACCACGAAGGGAAAGGGCATTCCAGATATGGAGAAGGACATTAAAAAATGGCATTACAAGAAGATCGAATCAGAAATGGAATTGCAGTCGTTGGTGCAGGCACTTCAGGCTACCTAACAGTACTGTACTTATGCAAGAATTACCCTGACATTAAAATACGTTGGGTATATCCGCAAAATAATAAGCCAATTGGTGTTGGCGAAGCAACAGTCCCAGAAGTTACTTTATTCTTAAAAGAACTTGGGATTACACCTAAAATCATCATCAATGAAATGAATGGCACTCTTAAATTGGGTGTCAAATTCAAAGACTTCTACAAAGATGGTGAATCATATAATCATCCATTCGGCGGCACCGACTGGGAAAGTTTCAATATTGATTACATGATTGAAACTAATACTGTGCCAGATAATATTCTTGATTATGAAGAAATCGCGAACCACTTTGACGTTCGTGAGTTGATGTTATACTTAGACAAACTTCTCCCTACATTTCCTAATCTAAATATTGAGAGATGGGAAGTTCAAAGTGCTTCAGATCTTTCTGAAAAGATTGTAATTGATTGCACAGGCTTTAGAAAATCATTACTCAATCAACTAATCCCAGATAATTTTGTTAGCATAACGGATAAGATCCCAAATAATTCTGCATACGTTTATAGAGCACCATATAAATCTATTGAACAAAAGGTTCCTTACACGATTTCACAGGCCATGGATTATGGGTGGGCTTGGAATATTCCATTGGGCGATAAGTTAACGGTCGGTTATGTACATGACGATAAACACGATGTCTATAATGAGTACATTAATTATTTGAAGACGATCTATGGCGATGTTGATGAAACTAAAATCAACAAAGTCGGTATGATTACAGGAAAGAATAAACAACACATTTATGAGAGTGACCAAACTGTTATTGCTATTGGATTAAGCTCATTCTTCATTGAACCACTTGAAGCAACAGGTTTATATTTAGTTCAATTTGGGATTCTATTGTTTGATGACTACATCAACGGCAAGATCACCGCAGATAAATACAATGATGTGTACAACCACGAGTTTGATACTATTTTAGATTTTATTATTGCTCACTATAAATTTAGTACACGTGATAATGAATATTGGTCGCATTATAAAAATTTAGATGCTGAACTTTATAAAGAGAACAACATATTCCCAAAACGAAGCTGGGATTACATTCTTCGTGGTTTTGGTTTATCAAATTACAGACCCACTATGGATAGATCGTTTTTCGCGGTTAGACAAGGAAAGAAATATAATGAGAAAGACTTTACATAAATTTTTATCAAGAACGCAACATAAAGACATTTACTTTTTACACGCCGATATGTGGGGTTTCCCAACTAAAGGAAATGTAATTAACTGCGGCATCCAAGAACCTAACATGGTTAATATTGCTGCTGGTTTAGCAAGTCAAGGTAAGACTGTAATTATCTATGGCGTTGCTGGATTTGTTCTTTATAAAGCATATGAACAAATCAAACTTAATATTAAAGGATGGAGTGAAAATTATGGCAGTATCATCTTTGTTAACGCTGGTGCTAACGGTTGTTATAGCTTTGCAGGTAGGGGCCATCTTGTGGATGACGACTTGGCTCTTACATCAGCGCTCAAAATTCCGCTCATTGAACCGAAAACAAGAAAAGAGTTCCTCAGAACAATTAAAGAAAGATGCAAGACTAAGGGCGCTTGCTTCATTAGGTTAGGAAAAGACGGAGAAGTTTGGAAATGAAAATTTTAGTTACAGGAAAGAACGGGTTCTTGATGAGAAACATTTTACCTTTGTTTCATGAACATGAAATCATTGAGTTTAATGAAACACAGAATGTATATAGCGGGTACTTTGGTATTGATTTGATTTTGCACTTTGCGTCTCCATCTGATAGTTACGACTTTAAAGATAAAGTAAGAATGGCAACATCAATGGTAGATCTTACGCAAACAATGGTTCGGTTAGCTGAAATCAACGAATGTAAGTTAGTGTTTGCGTCTTCACTTGCCGCAGATTTTCTTGATGATGACTACGGTGTTTACAAGAAGGCAATGGAACAGTACATCCAAGCTTTGGTTAATGATCATCTGATTCTACGAATCCCAAGAGTGTACGGCACGGACCGTCGTAAAGGACTAATGAAAAAGATTGAGTTAAATGATGTGCCGGAAGAAGACTGGGAAACATCTGTTAACTATGCAGATATTTATGACTTTGTTTCATGGTTTATACAAAATTTAAATAAGTTAGGGATACAATATTACAACGGTGATATTAAATATCATACGATTAGAGAAATAAAGGAAATATATTGCGAGTCCTAATTACAGGTGGTGCAGGCTTTGTTGGAAGCTCATTGGCCGCTGCCCTCATTAAAGATGGTTGTGAAGTTACTATTGTTGATAATTTTTCAACAGGTAATAAAGATAACATCCCGCATGGAGCGATATACGCTGACATCGACTTAACGGATGAAACACAGATGAATCTAATGGATTCATTACTAACCGGTGTTCATGTTGTATATCATTTTGCAGCATCTATTGGTGTTAAGTTAGTTCAAGAAAAGCCAAAAGAAACATTCTTGAACAGTACGAAGATCAACGATAACTTGTTTCCATTATTTGAAAAACATCAAGTGAAGGTTATCTTTAGTAGCACATCCGAAGTATACGGTGAAACAAAGAGTAAAGAAGGATCAAAAGAAACTGATCATTTAGAAATTCACCCTGTACAGAAGCCTCGTGGTAGTTATGCGTGTTCTAAACTATTTTCTGAGTTCATGTTACGAGCACATACATTTCCAACCGTGATTGTACGGTTCTTCAATATTGTTGGCCCTACACAAGTTCCTGATTATGGGCATGTACTTCCAAGATTTATTGAGTGTGCAGCAAATAATGTAACCGTTCCTGTTTATGGTAGTGGCCGCCAAGTACGAAGCTTTTGTGATATTAGAGATGCTGTAGAAATGCTAATTCTATTAATTGGCAATGAGCACAACGGTGAAATTTATAACATTGGTAATGATGCTAATATCTGTGATGTAAGCACATTGGCCCAAGAAGTTATTAAAGTTGTTGGTAGCAAATCATTCATTGAGCATATTGCATTTAAGGATGCACTTGGCGATCAATTTGAAGAGATTTACATTCGCTACCCAAACACAGATAAGATCAATAAATATTACACATGCAAATATAATTTGCAGGATATCATTAAAAACATTTATGAAACGAACTTTGGTAATCGTCGCTCACCTTGATGATGAGACATTTGGTATTGGCGGAACAATCGCTCAGATGTGCTCTCAAGATCCAAACAGTGTAAAAGTTCTATCGTTATGTACTGGTCGTGATGACCAGAATACATTAGATAGACTTGGTGCATTTTTACAAATACAAAGAAAGTTAGGATTTAAGTGGTCATTAAAAGATCACTTAGATATGGAATTAGAGATGGTCCCCTTGAAAGACATTACTCGGATTATTGAGGAAGAGATTAAAACCTTTTTGCCCCAAAGGATCTTTACTTTATCTGAGAATGACATTCATCAAGACCACAAAATCGTGAGCCATGCTGCAAAAATAGCAGCCAGACCCTCACGTACTTCAGTAGAGGAGTTTTACGAATTCAGGACACCTGGTTCTGAACCGTACTCCTCTACCTTTTTTGACACCGTGAATGATGTACGAAACACTATCGCTATTAAGCAATGGATGTTTGACCAATACATCACAGAAAATAAACCACCGTTAGAAATGATAGAGCAGTTCAAAACGGTTTATAGAAAATTTGAGATTTAGGATTTAGAATGAAAGTTGGTATTTGGGGATATGGTTTCGTTGGGCAAGCAATGCATTCAATTATGAAAGATTGCGATGTTACAATTTATGATATCAAAGAAAAGTATGAACACAATAAACATTTGATGTACAATCAGGACATCATTTTCATTTGCGTTCCAACACCAAATAACGAATATAGACAAGACCCAACATTGGTTCAATCTGCGTTGGAATGTCTCGTACATAATTCATTTAAGGGTACAGTTGTAGTTAAAAGTACTGTACTTTGCGAAAACATTGATGAATACGGCATGGCACTAAATCTCTGTTATAATCCAGAGTTTTTAAATCAGAATACTTCTATTGCTGACGCGCAAAACCAGGAATGCGTAATCCTTGGCGGTGATATTGACGTAACTAAAAATGTTCAATCGTTTTATTCAATGTACACATCTATTGATCCAACATATGAGTTTATGACGATCAAGGAAGCATCAGATTTCAAATATACAAGAAATCTATATGGAGCTTATAAAGTATTGTTCTGGGAATTTATCCAAGACACTACTGGTAATGCTCGTAAAATGGCTGACCTCTACAGTAAGATGGAATACCAATCCGAGATGAATCAAGTCGGTATGGATGGTTTTAGAGGCTTTGGCGGCGCATGTTTCCCCAAAGATACAAGGGCATGGGATGCCAAGCATAAACATCAACTAACAGAGTTTATGCTAAAATATAATTCAAAATTAACAAAATAAACAACGATAAACCTATTTAAAAAATCATAACGTTTTTGCACTTTTTATAAATAATAATAAGTTTAACTTTTACTTTGGGGCAAAAACAAATGAAAAAGGTTTTAATCACTATGGCCATGTTGGGCCTAATTAATGCTGCGCACGCGGTAGATCCAATTGTCACTGATTCGACAAGTAGATCATATTCAGAAACATCCTCAAATAGTACAACAAATGTAAAGTCACCGCCACCTACAGCGGTGGCTCCAGCCATCACAACTATTAATAATGACGTCTGTGCAACTGCAGCGTCAGGTGCTGTACAGACTCAAATTCTTGGTATTTCCATGGGTGGTACTGTACGAGACATGAATTGCGAACGCATCAAACTATCTAAAAACCTGTATGATATGGGTATGAAGGTTGCTGCTGTTGCTACATTATGTCAAGACGATCGTGTATTCCAAGCTATGTTAGATGCCGGTACACCATGTCCTGTACAGGGTAAGATTGGCGAATCCGCTAAAGAAATTTGGAAAACAAAAGGTCGTATTAAAGACGACGAAGTTGTTCCGACTCCTGAGAAGAAGTAATGAAAAAACTGTTAGCCATTGTATGGTTGACGGTTTCTTTCGCATATGCTCAAGATCAGTCAACACCTAACTTAATTACGTCAGGTACTAACCATACTTGGACTGGTGTAAGCACGGGTGCTGATCCAGGAGGATGTTGTACCGGTGGGCCTGGTCCACTTTACGATCCAGCAACTAACACAATCCATTTTAGTTATAGTAATACGACGGTTGCTCAAACATTTGCAATCAACCAAGCATTAGCTAATGTTGGTGCTGGTATTCAGATCACTGGATATAACTATTCGTGGGACATTAAGAACAATGCACAGAACGGTGCGGATCCATTATCTATTAGTGTTCTTACATGGAACTACAATAATACGATAATTCGTAGGACTGATACGTGGAATTATACAGCTACGCATGATTGGACAACATATAGCGGAAACGTTGGGTATGTTTGGCCAGGACCAGTTAGTGATTTTGGTAATTTAACTGTTAAAATGACAAGTTACGATCGAGGTTATTGGGCTGGGTATTATGGGCCAAAGGTTCGTAATGTGAATATCGGTATGACTTATACAGCCGATCAATGCGCCACAGATCCGTTATCAAATACTTCATGTGCTGGGTATGCTTCAGCATATTTAAATTTGCAATGTACAGGTAATGTTCTTTATTCTCCGCAATGCCCAGGATATGCAGCCGCATACTTTACACAACAATGTACAATTAATGCGCTTAGCGACCCAAGTTGCCCAGGATATGCTGCATCTTATTTAACATACCAGTGTTCTATCAACCCGCTATATGCAACAACATGCCCAGGATATGACCAAGCTTATTTTAATCAACAATGCGGAATTTCGCCGCTATATAGTCAATCCTGCAGTGGTTACAATAGCGCTTATCACAATCAGCAATGTAATATTAATCCTCTGTATGCTGTAACTTGTTCAGATTATCAACTTGCGTTTAAATCTCAGCAGTGCGCAATAAATGCGTTATATGCAACAGACTGTCCGGGCTATACTGTAGCTTATTTTAACCAGCAGTGTACAAACAATCAGTTATATGACAAGCTTTGCCCAGGTTATTCTCAAGCATATGCGTTAAAAAATATAATTCAAACAACGCCTACTGTTAATAAGGTAGCCGAAAATGTTGAAATTACTGCTGTTGCGGCAACAAACCCAACAATTAGTCAGCAAACATCTGTATCACCAAGTGCTGCTGTCGTAACTGTGCCGTTAGTACCACAAAATACAGGCACATCAAATACTGGAGTAGCCAATGCTATTACTTCAAGCGTATCTACGGCTGCAGTTGCTCCGCCTCCTCCGCCAGAAACTAAAGCAGCGCCAACGGCAAGGCAAGAGTTAGCACAAAAACGAGAAGCCCAGGCAAAAACACAGGCAGTTGAGAAAGGCAAAAATCTTGCTAATGAAATGGGTAAAGCTGCGGATATGGAATCTCAAAAACAGATCCAAAATGTAGTAATTCAAGCAATGGGCTTTACACCTGGATTTGACACATATAATAAAGTACAAGTACCTGACGGAAATAGTTATAAACCATTCACCGTCTATAACAAACAAACGAATGTCGATAACGCAAGATTAGGAAAGCAAATGTTTGGCCCAACAGAGCAATTACATACAGACTTAATCAAAATGCAATATGATATTAAATGAGCAGGATAGAATGATAAAAAATTCTAAAGGAGAATAATAATGGCTGAAAATAAAGACTTAACAATAGAAGCAGGCACCGGTTTAGAAAGTGCAGATACAAACGGTGATGGCCGTATTACACGTTCTGAATTAGACATGCACTTAGAATTCAAGCGCCGTGAATTAGAAGACCAAGACGCACAACGTGATGCTATGCGTAAAATGACATGGTTTGCACTATGGGGTATGTTACTATATCCAGTGACTATCGTTATTGCATCATGGTTGGATGTTGACGATGCTGCGAAAATTATCGGTGACATCGCACCAACATACTTCGTTGCTATCTCTGCATTAGTTGCTGCATTCTTCGGTGCTAACGCATACGCAAACAAGAAAGACTAAGGATATATTATGTTTAGTGGTAAAACTATATTAGAAAGAATTGACTCAGAAGTATATAAACTTAAAAGTTCGTTAACTTATGAGAACGATCAGTATAAGGTCACCATTAAATCTGGTTTACTAACCGATGGTGCATCAATTCCAAAAGTTTTATGGAGCATTATCGGTTGCCCAATGAATGGGAAGTACGTTGGTTCTGCATTAATTCATGATGGACTATATGCATCCCACGCCCTATCAAAGGAAGAATCAGACTTATTGTTCCTTGATATGATGAAAGATAACGGTGTAGCAGAATGGCGCCGTACACTAATGTACTACGCGGTTAAATTCTTTGGTGGCAGCGCATATAACAGCAAAACTGCTGACTATATTACTGAGACACAGGACTATGTAACTGTAGTAAACAAAGGGAAATAACATGTCAGAAGAAAATAACAAACCAGAAGACGAATTAGATGAAGATCAAATTGAAGATCTTGAGGATAATGAATCTGAAGATGAAAATACTGAAGACGATATTGACTTAACTGGTCTTACGGGTGTTGCGCTTGCCGCGGCTGTTGCAGCAAATAAAAAGAAAGCAACAAAAAAGAAAAAGCCCGTTAAAGGTAAAACGACAAGAACAGCAAAATCTAAAGTACCAGCTGGCACTGTGGATGTAAATGCTGAGATTGATAAGTTGCAAAACTTAACGGATAAGAATACCGTATGGACCATTGCTGGTTATAGTTTTACTCCAGCAAAGTTAATGATTCTTGGTACAATCTTATCAACTGGCCTTGGCGGTCTATATGGTTCATTTGAAGTATATAAAGACTATCAAGACATGAAGAACAAGATTGAAAAGTATGTTGCGCCAGATCTATCTGAAATTTATAAGAAGATTGAAATCTCTGAGCAGAACTCAGAGAAATCCGTTCAATATACTCAAGATATTAAAAATGATCTTAAGCAAGATATCCGTCGTTTAGAGACTATCGTTGATCAGGTTGAACGTACATCTAAACAATCAAATCGTGAATCTGAGCAAGAAGTTCGTCAAATTCGTCAACAAAATGAACAAGAAATTCGTTCGTTGAAGAAAGAAATCGACACAAAAATCCAAAAAGCATTGGATAATCCGTTAGCTAAATAATTAACCATTCTGTTGTTAAAATAGTTTCTACACTATAAGGCAACAGAATGATTAAAGCTATCATGGCGGTTGACCAAATGTGGGGTGTCGGTAAAAACGGCACTCTACCTTGGCCAGCAAATAAAGAAGATCTTCTTCAATTCAAAAATAAAACAACAGGTCATATTGTAGTAATGGGTTCCAATACTTGGTTCGACCCATGCTTTCCTGCACCTTTGAAAAACAGGGTGAACGTTGTTGTTACATCTGACTCTAGTAGATTCCAAGATGGCAGCACTTTAACTACAAACACCCCACTAGAAACTATTAAAGATTTATCTGAACGTCTTCCAGAAAAAGACATTTGGGTTATTGGTGGACCTAATTTATTAAACCAATGTTGGGATTTAATAGAAGAAGTACATCTTACAATTGTAAAGGGCCATTATGAATGTGATAAGTTCATAGACCTTAATATTCTTGAAGACAAATTTACGCTCATTCAAGGAGATGTTACAAACGACAATTGCTATTATATTTACAGGAGAGCTTTGTGAGACAATATTTAGATGCACTAAAACATATTTTAGAAAACGGTGAAGACGTTTCAGATCGTACCGGCGTTGGCACACGATCGGTATTTGGTTACCAGATGCGATTTAATCTTCAAGATGGTTTTCCCGCAGTAACAACAAAGAAACTTGCGTGGAAAGCTGTTGTTGGCGAATTACTTTGGTTCTTAGAAGGTTCAGAGGATGAACGTCGTCTAGCCGAAATTACATTTGGTATGGATCGTGAAGATCTAATCGGTAAGAATACTATTTGGACAGCAAATGCTGATAACCAAGGCAAAAAGCTTGGATACGAGAATACTTCTACGGTTAAGTATCTTGGTCCTGTTTATGGCCGTCAATGGCGTAACTTTAATGATCAGGAATGCGATCAAATTCAAACTGTGATTAACCAACTGAAGAATGATCCAGATTCACGACGTATCATTCTAAGTGCTTGGAATCCTGTTCAACTTGACCAAATGGCTTTGCCACCATGCCATACTCTTGCGCAATTCAGAGTTATGAATGGTAAATTAAGTTGCCAAATGTACCAACGAAGCGCTGATATGTTTTTAGGCGTTCCTTTCAATATTGCGAGTTATGCTTTATTAACTCATATGCTAGCAAAGATTACTGGATTACAGGTTGGTGAGTTTATTTGGGCGGGTGGTGATTGCCACATTTACAGTAACCACTTTGAGCAAGTAAAAGAACAACTATCTCGTGATCCGCAAACACTACCATTATTACAAATGCCAGATTTTGATGATTTGGAAAGTCTATTATGTACGTTCCCTGAAATGTACAAGTTAGAAAATTACAAACCTATGGATAGTATCCCAGCACCAATGGCGGTATAAACAACAAAGGAACCCCGAAGGGTTCCTTTTTTATTAAGCTCCCGAAGGAGCATTAATTAAACTGCTAAAACAGTGTTAGTGAAGTCTACACCGAATGAACGAGCATACTTAGAAGCACGGTCAGTAGATGTTGGAGATTCAACGCCTGGGATTGTATCCAAAGCGTAACGAGTCTTAGCGATAACTGCTGGTTGACCAGAGTCAGCGTTAGTTACTTTAGTGAAGCTCATTGGAACGTATGGAGCGAAGAAGCCCATAGCATCACGACGGTCAGCACCTTTGTAAAGAACAGTTACGTAATCAGAAGTTGCGTACTGGTCGATAACAACCTTGTAACGGCCATCGAATGTACCTGCTACACCACCAGAAACTGGAGCGCTAACAGCAGAAACTTGAGTAGCTGTCTTGTATGTACCAACTTGTTCTAACATTGTAGCAACCTTTGGAGAAACCAATAGGATGTTACCTTGACCACGTTTAGTATCTAGACCGATTTGAGCAGCTTCACGTGAAATACGGATAGCTTGAGCACGGTACTTTTCAATTTCCCAACGGCCTGTACCATCATTTGCGTCAGCAGTGAAGGCAGTATCAGCTAGTTGAGTTGCAGTAGCATTAACGAAATCTACAACTTCACGATCGATTTCAGCTTGCATTTCATATGACATTAGAGACATGATCTCTTCGTCAGCTAGAAGACCGTGTTGGCTCTTCAAGTCTTGATACATTTCAACAGTGTATTGACCTTTCAAAGCGCGTGACTTAGCTTCAACAGATTTCTTGCTGATTGAGAAACCAACTTCGCGCATATCGCGAGCTAGACGTTCAGCTTGAGCTGTAGAATAAGTACCAGTGTAACCCTTAAGGATTTTACCGAAAGCAGCTTCGTTAGTGAATGTAGCAGCAACTGTTAAACCAGTTAGAACAGCATCCTTAGCAACTAAGTGTAAATCACCTTCGCTGTAAATTGCGATACCAGAAGCATCACCAGAAGTTACTTTGATAATTTTTAAGTTACCGTTAGTACCTTCGTCGGCAGTACCTGTGTATTGGTTTGTCAATGCATAGATGAAACCAGTAGGCATAGCCATTGGTTGAACACCTAGCAATTCATTTGCAATAAGGTTTGGATATACACGGCGAACCATTGGCATTAGGATCGGTGTGAACTGAGCAACGTCGCCAGATAGTGTGCCTTCAGCAACTAAACGAGCGTGTTCCTTTTCAGTGTTCTCTAGCATTAACTTCATAGCTGCAGAATCAGAAGCAGACAATGGAGTATACTTTGAACTTTCAAGTAGAGCTTGAATGTTTTCCATTTTTATTTTCTCCTATTAGAATATTTTCTATTATTTATATTTTTAGATTTAGAAATTAAACTAAGTGAGCCCAGACTGGTGCTTTAACAGCATCTGTCTTAACGCTTTCAGTTACTTTTTCTTCTTCTTTGACTTCAACAGCACCCTTAACGGATTCTTTGATTGTTTCTAGTTTAGTAGCGAATGCTTCATCACGTGTAAACTCGACTAAGTCGGCAAGTTTAAGGAATTTTTCAGCTTCAACAATTGAAAGGCCTTCTTTCATTTCATTGATTACGCCTAACTTAACTAACGTATCATTCTCTCCCTTAAGAGTAATGACTTCTTCAACTAGTGTATCGTATTTTGCAACGCTTTCTTCTAGTTTCTTTTCTACCGCGGATTCATCTTTAGCTTCAACGATCTTTGCAACTTCTACACCAGTAGCAATTAACATAGAATCGAAAGCTTCGATAATCATATCGGCTTTTTCTGATTTGATAGACTCATCAAGTGCACTTTGTGCCTCAGCAATGAATTCAGAAACCACACGGTCCAAATACTTGTCTAATGACTCAACCATTTCTGCTTGTTTCATTGCAACATAAGCATCGGCTTTTTCATTTAAGAAATCGATGTGTGCTTCAGACTTTTCATTTAGAGAAGTAATTTCTTCTTCAATTTTAGCTTCGGCGATTAATGCAGCTTTAGATTCTACTGCTGTGTTGAATTGAACTTCAAGAGCTTCTTTCAACTCAGTAGTAAAAACTTTCTCGTCTAGTGATTCGAAAAGTTTCTCTAGCATGTTTCATCTCCTTGTTTTAATTTGTAATTATTTATACAATAATCTTTGTAATTTAAACTTCATGTTTTGGGAGATATTCCCATCATTACATTATTATTTATTTATTCTTTAGTTCTTCAAGAACTTGTGCGAATTTCGTTTGGAAAGCGTTCTTAATGTCTTCTTTTTCAAACAAATGTTCAGCATTGCTGCTTTCACTCATTGGAACGATATTACCAAAACCATCAATACTGAACGACAAACCTTCGATAACACCTTCGTTTAATCTGTGTGACTCAACTAAACCATTCATTGTTGCGTTGTAATCACTCGGTGCAGCAACCACGTCATATGTTACAAGCTTAAAATTCTCAACGATACCATTCTTAACTGACCCAACGCCACGGCTTGAAACTGAGATTTTTACACCGTTTTCAATTAATGACTTTAATTGGTTAGCTTTAGGGTTATCTAAAAGAACCGCTTCACCCATAACAAATTTATCTTTAATCTTTAAAGACGTGATTTTCGCTACAGCTTCCATAGGATCAACATTTGTACGAGCTGGGTGTTCCCATTCCATTAATGTGTTGATTGAACCGCTTTGGAAGTTTTCTTGATACTTCTGAACTTCGCCTTCCCACAATTCACGTGGGTACATGCGACCGTTTCTATTTTTCTCGCCAATCGTGCTAAATACGCCAGCGATCTTATACTTTTTACTTGTTGCACCAGTAGCTTCGTTAACTACTTCTTCAATAATGAATTCTGGTTGTGCGTCAATGTCAAACATTAACTTCATGGTTTTACTCCTCGGATGGACCATTGATTTCAGCAAACTTTTGTTTTACAGACTGGACCTTATCATATTCCGTAGCATAAGCCACAGAACTTTGATGATTTCTTATTTTTGTATAAAGTTCAGTTTTGATTATGTCTGAAAAATCTGTGTACTTTTTATCAACAGCTTTATCAATAACAGTTTTGTCTAAGTTCATATCGTTCCTTTCCTGATCTGTTTCTATATTTATACTTTCATATTATGAAACTTATTTTCTCTTTGGTGCAGCGTGTTTTGCGCGAGCCATTGCATACAATTGAGATGCAGAATACTTACCTTTTGTAAATGTTTCGGCTTTTAATCTAGCAACATGCATTAATTGGTGTGATGGTAATACAACACCAGTTGGTGCAAAGCGATTATTAATATAAAGTCTAATACACGGTGCGTAACCTAATGATTTTAGCATTGGTCTTAACTCGGCATAACTAAACTTTAAAGCTTTACGCTGTCTAATATTGGCGGCATTCTTCTCGATGATAAACTTCACCAAGTTAATACGCATACTATAAGGAATCCAGTGGAAGTTTAAACCTAAAGTATGTGTCGCATTGCGCCTTAAAATTAACACTAATGGTGTTTTATCGTAAGTATTTTCTTTATACTTGGCATCATAATATGTAAAAATTAGATGACCAGGCTTAAGATCTTTCCCTTCAAGAGTTCTTCTACGTTTAAGCAATTCTTTAACTGCCTCAACAGAATCTTTTGGGGAAAGTTCTTTAACTTTTAAATGTAACTTACTGTTCTTTGCCATTTAGCGGTGTATTAGGCTACGTCGTTCAATGTAGCTGACTTACCAGCTGCTGGGTTGTTTAATGAACCATCGCCAACTACCCAATCAGTGAAGCTGAATGTTACATCAAATTCCTGAATAGTATCAACTTGGTCATCACCAGTAGAAACTTCGCCAACTTCTTGTACGAATACGTTGTGGAACGTGTACTTAGCTGTTGGATTACCAGCGCTGTCCAACTGCTCAACTGATAGTTCGCCCATCAATGCAGCAGGGTTGCCAGAGTGTGTATTGTTTTGGAAGTGGTCAGCTGCCGTCATCCAAGCGATCATGTCTTTACGTAGAGCGTGATCTTCGGTGTTATAGAACGATAGTGTCCAAGCGTTCGTATATGTTGTGTCACCAGGTAAAATTAGTTTACGACCCTGATTGAATACTTCAATCTGACCAATGGTCATTGATGGGAAGTTGCTTGCTTTACACAGTGCATCAACGTGTTGTAGATTAGATGTTGTAGGTACTGCCGCAGGTACAGCGAAATTAACTCTGTACTTGTTAGCTCTGGCACCAGCACCTAATGCATTCTTAAGTTCTGCCAATCTGTTTGCCATTATGTATCTCCTTAATTGATTTTAAGCATAGTTTAGATTATTTATACATTTATTCAACAAGTGCTTCAATACCATGGCGGATGTCTTTAACATCATCACCAAGTAATGTATCGACGGCTCTAATGCCAATTGCAGATTCCAATGGCTCAAATTCGCTAAACGCAAAAATGATACTAAATTCTGATAATGTATCTTGGTCGCCATCATCCAATGTAACTACACCGATGGATGCCGGGAACGCATTCTGTAATTTATATCCATAAACCTTCTCTCCGGTAGCAGATAACTGCCACACGTTGATGTCGGTTTGATATTTAGCCGATGAAGTAGCCTCTCCAGCGTCTACAAGACCTAGAAAGAAGCCACCAATAGTTTCTGTTGGATTCTGCAAAACGTTCTTAATTTGGTTGGCTACGCCTAATCCAGACTTAATAGAATTTAAGATAGAACCAACGCCACTTTCATATGATGCACCACTAAAGATACCCATATTCTTTGGTTTAGAATTATCAACTTGCTTCATCCATCTGTCGAATGTTTTTCTAATGTCCATTGAAGAATCATCTAAAATTGATACTTCATATGTCCCAACATAATCTGTTTCGCCGCGAACGTTATATTTGCGACCTTTGTGATACACTGCTGTGGTTGACATATTTCTTTCTGGAAGACCTGCGCTTCTAGCAAGGACGTTAATTTTGACGCCCTCAATACCAGGGACAGGAATCTCTAGTAAGTATTTGTTTTTTCTAAGACCTAATCCTGGTCCTAAATGTTTCTTTAAGTCACTGATTGTAAACATTTAAAACTCCATTAGAATAGTGATTTTACTTTTGAAGTGGCTTGCGATAATCCACTGTTTACAGCACCAGACACTTGTCCTTGTACTGCACTAAGTTTACTTGATAGATAGTTACCAACGGCACCAGCCTGTTGTACAACTTCATTGTAAATACCTGTGGCCATACCGGTTGGACCAGTACCACCTTCAACCATGTCGCCGAATGATTTGTCTGACATAGATGGAAGAATATCTGTGCTCAATCCCTTAGCCCAGTCGTTCAACTTATTCAATGTATCACCAGTTGCATCTTTAACAAACGAGTTAATCGAATTTGACAAGCCGCCAATGACGCCGTCAACTAATGCTTTAGATGCATCTTTAAATTTACCAATTAATGTATCAATGAAGTTACCTGCACCACCTTTATGGATACCCATTGTAAAATATGAGTAAGCGAATGTAACTGTAAATTCTTGAATTTGTCCAGTGCTGTCGTAACTATACTGAATTGGGGTTACTTCTGTTGGGTATACGTTAAATAAAGTGTATTCAGCAGTCTCAGTCGTATCTTCAAAGTCTCTTTGGTACAGCTTAATTGTAGTGGTGTACCCTCTTTGTGCATGTTGTTTTCGTGTTTCATTTAAAAATGCTCCACCTTGACCACGCATTGCATATCCGTGAACCTCATCTAACGCAACAATCCAATTGTCAAACGCGTACTTTAATGAGTGATCCTGGGTTAAATAGAATGTGCAATCCCAGGTTTGCGTATACTTGACCTGACCTCTAATAGGAACACTTCTACCTTTGTACTTAAAATCCATCGTGGTGTGAGTAACACCAGGGAATGATGTAGCTTTAACCAATGCCATTGCATCTTGCGGTGGCAAAGCTGATTTGGGATTCGTAAATTCAAAAAGAACATCAAATTTTGTCGCTCTGGCGCCATCGCCAAGTGTCTTTTGCATAATGTTTTGAATAACAGACGACATACCCTCTCCTTTTATTTTCTATATTTATACTATCCGGATCGTATAAATAATAACAATAAGATAGGAGCTAAAATCATGGATTTGGCAAAAGGTTTACTAAAGGCGTACGAGACTAAATGGTCTTACGTCAACTCATTCAGAACACATATTCAGTTTGCTGGTCCGATTAAGCGTGCTATCGGATGGACAAATGCTGACGAAGAAAACATCAACTTAAACATTGTTTCTATTGATACACCGCAATTCTCTAACCAATCTATTGAGGTATTTGTTGCCGATAGATGGAAAGTCCACTCTGGTCGTGATGAACTTTACAGATTCAGTATCACATTTAGAGACCAAGATCAAATGAAATACTATAAAAAGTTTGTTACCGCTTACTTTTTACAGAAACGAGACTATTTCGATAACGTCAAAATGAATATTTCTTTATATAAAGATGCGGATTATTGGGGCGAAAAAGAAAAGAAACTATATGAATTTGAAAATACGATGATTGAATCTGTTTCACAACTACAATTCAGTAACAACACAGAAGCACAGATTGCGGAATTCACTGTTCAATTCAAGTGCACTACACCAAAACTATCAAATAATTAATTGAGAGGATGAGAATGATGGAAGAAAAATACGAATATTCAACTAAACTTCGCGATACCGAAATTAAGTTCAGAAAGTGGAAAGTCAAGGATAAAAAGAAATTCTTGAATTCTGGAGAAGATAAGCAAGCGTTACGCGAAGCATTGGTATATGATTGTTTAGAAGATAAAGATATTGCATTAAGTGAAGAAGAATATAAGTACTTACTAATGAAGATTCGAGAAACATCATTGGAAGATAAAGTTCATTACACTTTTAAATGCGTTAAGTGTGAACAATTATATGATTTCACGGCTGACCTAAATGTTATTATGAGTGCTGAGTTTCTACCTTATGATGATATTATTTTTAAGAATCATATCTTTACAATGACAGACCTTAGAAATAGAGAATTCTATGAAGGTGCAATTACTAATGCAGATACGCCTGATGAAAAGTACTTAATTGATTTCATCTTACATATTGGTTCATACAATGATAACGATGGTTATTCATTTCAGCAGTTGAATGAAATCATTAATGAATTGGATGCAGACGTGTTTGAAAAAATAATCAGTAAGTGGGAAGACATGAGATTCAAGTTGAATAATGTATATGAAGTGCAGTGCCCACACTGTAATAATACTGAGCACTTTGAATTTGATGACTTGCCTGGTTTCTTTCCAGAATCATGGGATAGATAATGATTAAAGTAAAGTACGAGTACAGCGGTAAGAAGTTCAACATTGCACCTTTTACGACATCACAAGAAAAAGAATTATTGTTGTTGGGTACAATCAGTGAGCCGAATCTTGATAATGCCTTAGAAATTTGTGGTGTAGATCCAAGTGACTTATTAGCGTTGACGTCAGATGAAAAGATTGCTATGCTGTATAAGTACAGAGAAATTTCTGTTGGTGATGAGATTCATTTGAAGTTTAAGTGCAAGCATTGTGATTCTGCGAATGAAAATACACTAAGCATTTCTGATACGATTATTTCTGGTAACGTTACTAATGAATTAATTAAAGATCAATTTAAGAAGTTAACAGAAGACAACTTCCAAGACTTTTTAAATGTCAATATTGATGATTTAGAACTTGACCAATATGAAAAGCTTTATAAAGAAGCGCAGAATACAATTACGAAGTTTGATTTTAGAAAACCAATTCTATGTCAGAAATGTAGTCAACAAAATCACATTAGAATTGATAAACCAGAATTTGTTGTAGATAATATGAGCGAAGATTCATTGATGAGTATTTACCAAACATATAATGATTTAACATTCTTTGGTAAATATACAAAGCAGGATATAGATACACTTTATCCATTTGAAAGAACTATTTTGATTAGTCTTTTAAATAAAACTCGCGAGGACATGACTAAATGAAGCGTCAAGTAAAAAAGTTCGATAGAAAAATAAATCCAGACACAGCTACGGCTGAAAAGATCCAAGAAACGAACGAACAACTATATAAGTACCTTCAAGAGAAGGGTGAGTCAGCCGCAGCCAAGCAGTTAGGTTACCTAATGAATAATCAGGCAATGCCTGAACAGGCCGATCCTAAAAAGAATCCTGTCTTTGATAAACTATTAGTTACAAATAATAAGATTCTTGGTATCCTTGCAAAAATTCAAAAAGATATGTTGGATGAGCAAGATACATCCATTAAATCCGTAGCAAAAGCATCTCCCGTCATTAAACCTATTACTACATCGGCAAACGACAGTGTAAGTTTACCTGAAGAAGCCGCGAATGACGACACTGGTGGTTTAGGTTTAGATATTGATTTGCCAGACCGCAAATCTAAGAAATCAAAAACGCCAGGAAAAGGAACCGGTAAAGGTGAGAAACCTACAGATAAAACTGGAAAGAAACTACCAAAGAAAACTTCAAAGATTCCAAAGGGTGGCAAAGGTGCTGGTAAAGCCGCAACAAAGGTCGGCGGTAGAGTTGCTGGTAAAGCACTTGCTGGTGCGTTGAAATTTGCTGGTCCTGTCGGCGCAATTGTTGCCGCGGGTATGGCCGCCTATGATGCTAAAGAAGGTTGGGATAACGCTGGCGAAACATTTGATTTAGATGAAGGTGAAGAAGCAACCACCGGTCAAAAGGCATCATCAGCCGCAGGCAGTGCAATTTCCGGATTAACATTTGGTTTAGCTGATGCCAAAGATACATCAAAAGGAATTAATAATCTATTTGGTGGTAACGACACGATTAACAAATATGAGAAAGCGGGTATTATTGCTCATCACTCAATAGGTAACTCAGCTGTTAAAGATTGGACAAGCTTAACACGATTATCATCTAAAGAAATTCAAAAAATTATTGACATTGATGATTGGCATGATGATGATTTAAACAGATTAAAACTTATTAAGACTGATAGAGAAAAAGCTGAGAGAACTCCAGATATTCAACCATCGGCGTCATCACCAAATGTCGTAAATGATCCGAACGCATTTAAAGCACCAGCACCAGAATCAAACTTTTCAGAAGGTGCAATGCAAGTTGGTGGTGGTCGTGGCGTGATGCAAGCTAAAAACTATGCAGCACTTGGTGTTGGCACGGTAACACCAATTAGTGGTGACGAAGATATTAAATCAATGATTAAGCGCCATGAAGGCGTTCGTAATAAACCATATAAAGATTCATTGGGTTTATGGACAGTTGGTGTCGGTCACTTAATTGGTGATGGAAAGATTTTGCCACCTGATTGGGATCGCACATTTTCAGATGATGAAGTGAACGCACTGTTCGAAGAAGACTATGCTGTGCATAAAAAGGCTGCTGAACAAATTCCAGGATTCTCAGATTTAAACCAAGTTGGTCAAGGCGCATTAACAGATTTGACATTTAACATGGGCGGTAAGTGGTATAAGAAATGGCCAAACTTTACTAAGAGTATTTCTGAAGGTGATACTGCACAAGCAGCAAAGAGCCTTGAGGATAGTAAATGGTATTCACAGGTTGGTAATAGAGCACCAGAAATTGTTGCGATGGTTCGTGCTGGTAAAGACGATGATGCGACAATGCCAAGTGGCGGTGGTGCAGCAACAGCAACAACCGCGACTACGTCAAAGAATACCGGTTCTGGGGTAGTTCCGCAGAAGACATCTGATGTGAAAGTTGCGTCAGCAGATACGACTAAAGCGTCTCCGCAAACAGAAGCTTCCGCGGAATCTAGTAAAGACAAAAAGGAAAGTGTAGTAAATCAAACTAACCAAAATCTAACTGCACAAACCGTTGCTTATGATACTGGAACACAGGCCAAGGCAATGAACACAATAGTCCCAGTGATTAATCAGAGTATAAATAGTTCAAAACCACAAGAAAATTATGGGCAAGATAGATTATTAAGTCTATTTAGTTAAAGAGGATTGGTATGGCTACAAAACAAACTATGGATAATGTTTATGCATATCCTAGCGATATTAGAGATTCTAAGTACGATAGTAGAAGAGTCACAATTACAATTATGAAACCACACCAGGTTTCAAGCGCTGGTGCAGCTTATGAAGCAGCCATTGATTCTTTTAAGAAAGGTACTGACTTTATTGTTAAAGAAGCAGAATCAATTCTTGACATTAAGGCTAATCAGGATGCATCATCTAAGGCGATGGACGGTGAGTCAATGGGGACAATCGTACTGCCATTACCAAATGCATTTGCAGACGCTCAGTCACATTCTTGGAGCACCGAAACCGGTATTCTAGGCACTATCGGTGCAAACATTATGAAATCAAGTCCAAGCGATGTAGTTGGCAAAGCACTTGGTAAGATTGGTGGTAAGATTGGTAGCGTTGGACAAGGCATTGCGGATTCTGCGAAGGGTATTAGTGCCGATAAAATGATTGGTGCAGCATCTTCAGCCGCTGGTTTAAGAAAGCCATTAATTGATCCTGGTTATTTCCAAAACTATAGCGGCTCAGAACCAAGGTCATTTAACATGACATTTGACTTAATTCCAAATAGTCCAAAAGAAGCTAATGATATCATTATGATTGTAATGAAACTAAAACAGTATTCATCACCATCAAAAATGGTTGGTGGTGTTTCATTAATGGCACCGTACTTTTTTAATATCGAAATTAGTAACCCATACATTTCTGCTATGGCTAAGTTTGACAGAGTCGTTCTAAAGAATATTACTATTGATTATGGTGCTGATGGTGCAATGCAACAGTTTGGTGATGGTATTCCAAAACACATGTCAATGAACCTAAGTTGGCAAGAAGTAGATATGACAACAATGGAAGACTATTACACAGTCCCAAGGACCTAATATATGCCGTATTTAAAAAATTCAATTCTTAATTTTGATAATCGTGTAATTGGAGAATATGATGCTGAGGATTATTTCACATTAGATTTTCCAAAAATCAACGAATACATTTCAAAATGCCCGTCAGATTGGTTTGACTGGTATCAACTGCAAGATAATGATAAACTTGAAAAGGTATCATTGGATGTATATGGCGACGCTGATTATTGGGACATTCTATTAATCATTAATAAAAAGAACGCGTTGTTTGATATGCCATACGACTATGACACATTATTAAACATGGCAGACTATAAGACTGCTAAGTACGAGAAAGAAATTAACAAAAATAATAGACTTCCTGAAATTACAAGAGACGCAATGCTAAAATCTTTTAGAGCTAAATATGTTGCAGATAACGAAACATTTAGAATTATAAAAATTGTAAGACCATCAAAGATTCAAGCATTCATCCAAGGTGGCTACGAAGCAGGATACTTTAAGTAATGTCTTTTGAAAAAATATTTCATAATAACACTGTACTCAAACATTTGAGTATAAAGATTGACGGCTTTGAAATTATGACCGATGAAATTGTTTCATTGGAGCTTAAGAGCGACTTCTTTAATTTTGGTTTTACCGGAACTATAAAAATCAAAGACTCGTTTGATTTGAATAACGGCGGAAAATTGTTATTCACTGGTAAGAATAAGATTGTAATTTCAATGCAGGACTTCTTAAAAGATAAGACGATTCGTACATATAGAATTACACAAATGAATGCTATTCAGGCTGGTGAACGCTTTAAAGTATTCGATATTCAATTCATGGATGAGATCTCTTTTATTCTAAAGAACGCATATATTGGTAAAAGTTTTACTGATACACCAGTGAATGCATTTAAGAAGTACTTGACACATCTTGGGATTGACACAATAATCAAATCTGACAAGATGACGTATGACATTGTTGATACAAGCACGCTTCAATCATTTACAGTAACGGCTGGCCAATCTGTGTTTGACTTTTTTAGTACTATCTTTAGACAAGATAATATCCGCATGTGGCAAGATAGAACAACTTTTCATATTAAAGAAATTGTCCCAGCTGCAATTGAACCGCTAAAAGATCCAAATGGTGATGCACTTACGTACACGAACAATACCATGAATAATGAGTACTTGTTCAAGATTCACGACATGCATGAAGATAGTAATCCATCATTGGAAACAAACCTAGTAAAGCCAGTGGAGAAAACATTTAGATTTGACGGGACAAAAACAATCATTGATAAAACTGTCAATTTAACTGAAGCTTCAAAATCCATGGCCATGAACACAATGGATACTACTGGCCTGCAACAAACTATTGGCGAAAGATACGGTACACAGGCAAACGTTGAAACTGGAAGTCAAAACTTTGATGTGCTAGAAACATACATGAGAAACAATAACCTGTCTATTGTAGTACCTGGTTCATTAAAGTATTCAAACGTTGGAACATCCGCTAAAGTGTTATTGAAAGGTAATAACATGTACAATTCAACACAACTCGAAGGTGATACGTTATCAAGTGGTAATTATTTCATCGCATCAGTTGGTGATCGAATTATTGGCGATAAACTAATTCATAAGATTGTCCTGTGCCGCTTAGATGCACAAAAGCCAAGGAAGAAGAAATGAAGTTATATAGAGCAGTAGTTGAAGACAATAAAGACCCTGAGAAATACGGACGTGTAAGAGTTCGTATCATCGGCATCCACCCAGAAACAACTTCTGGTGGATTTGGTGCAGTTACTTCTGGTGATCTTCCATGGGCTGAAGTAATGGGTGATACATCATTCGGATTAGTATCTGGTGTTGGGACGTCTTCTGTATTAAGAAAGGGTACATGGGTATGGGTTGTTCTAAATGATGATAACCCAAATAAACCGATTGTAATTGGTGTATTGATCGCCAAACAGTCAGGTAAAAAATCTGGTGGATTTAGTGATCCTGACGGTAAGTACCCGAAAGCTGGTAGAGAAAACCGATCAGATATGCACCCATTATTAGATAGCAAATATCAAACATTGGCTGTACTTGAAACTGAGTCAGGTCATATCATTGAGTTAGATGATACTCCTGGCGATGAACGCGTTAAAGTTACGCATAAGTCAGGATCATATGTTCTAATTGAACCGTCAGGCAAAATTAAAGTCAGTAGTGTTGGCGATATTGAATATGATATCTCTGCAAATGCAACATGGAATATTGGTGGTAATTTAAATATTACTACAGGTGGGTCTCAAACCGTAAACAACGGTGGTGCTCATACTGTCCATGCAACAGCAATTAACTTAAATTAATATGGCAGCAATAGCAACTGGTAATGGCGGAAATCCTGTTCTTTCAGCAACAGGTTCTGGTCCTGGGTGTTCACTACCTATGACCAGCGCTACACTCGAATGTTCTTCGAATGTCTTTATTAACGGCAAAGGTGTAGTTCGTGAAGGTGATAAGATGCAATCACATAACAAGTCTGGGTGCTTACCAGAACAGCCAGCGCTATCATCATTTTCATCTAAGGTTAAAGTCAACGGCAAGGGAGTTGGACGAGTTGGCGATAACTACGCAGGTGATGGATCAAATATTATTCAACCCGGACAAAGCACCGTCAACGCTGGCTAAAAAATTTACTTTCTTAAATATAAATAGATAAACCGATAACAAAGGATTAATCTATGGCACTTTATACCGACTACAGAAAAGTTAATACAACTGTCACTGATGCGGCAGCCATCAATAATGCAATCAAAAATATTCTACTAACTAGGAAGGGTTCGCTTCCTGGCAAGCCTGAATTCGGCTCAAGAATTGAAGAAGTATTATTTAGTCAGATTGATTCCGTTACGAAAGGCATTCTTGCTAGATTCATCAAAGAAGCATTAGCAAGATGGGAAAAACGTATCATTGTCGTGGATGTTGGTGTTGAGGCAGTTCCTGAATACAACAAAGTTATTGCGACGATTAGTTACATATATAGAGATAAAGGTCTAGATGTCAACGAACAAATCTCAGTAGCGCTTACACAATAACATATAAATATTTTTCAAAAATAAGGTTAAACATGGCAGAAATCACCAAAACAGTTCCATTTAATTTTGATCAGTTATACGCAGGACTTCAAACCAAATTCGCTGATGCTGGATTTGACATTGCTGAAGGTTCCAACACATCGCAATTAATCACGGCAATGGCTTATTTAACAAGCATGCTGAACGTTAACACTGCGATCAACGTTAACGAAACAATTTTACCGTTGGCCACAAGACGAAACAACGCTCTGCAAGATGCACGTGCGCTTGGCTATGAAATTCAACATAAACAGTCACATGTTTATCTGTTGACACTATCATTGACCGCTGGCAACCACACAATTCCAAAGTTCACAGAATTTACAGAAGGTGGACATACATATTACTACATGGGCAAGCAGATTGAGCTTGTTGGTGTTGATGACGGCTATACAATTCAATTACCAGTGATTGAAGGTACGTTGCACAAATATTCTGATAATCCAGATTCATTAGTAGTTGTAACCACAACTATTACGGATGGAACTGGCGCTACTATCCCACAATACTATATCGAAATCCCTTTTGTTGATGTTGAAGAAAACGGTATTGAAGTTTATGTAACTTACTACGATGATTACGGTAATCTGGTTCAACGTGAAGAGTGGGCAAAAGCTGCACAATTCATGATTGACTCTGATACCGTGTTAAGAAAAGAATTTGTACGCTTGGATGATATCGAGTTCGGCACACCAAAGATTTACTTTAAGTTCGCGGGTGTTGGTTCAGGTTTGCGTGTTGGATCAATTGTTGAAATGAACGTACTAACAACATCTGGTGTTGCTGGTGCGATGCTTGATATTAACAACCCTGCTGGTGTTGGCCATACAATTGATGGCGCAACTGTTACCGCGGTTGAAATTTATTCAGAAGGCACTGACGAAGAATCATTAGAAAGCATTAAGGCTAACGCGCCAAAGTTTTACAACTCTGCAAACCGCGCTGTTACAAAGTCAGACTATGAAGCTATCTGTAATCGCCAAACATCAGTTAAAGCATCATTAGTTTGGGGTGGTGACGATGAATATCCAAAGTGCCCTGGTCATATTTGGTTCTCATTCTTACCATCACGCTATGCAAGAACGTTCTCATCTGACCAGTTTAATACCGAATATAAGCTAGATAATTGGGGTGATCTATCATGGGACTATTCTTTGTCACCAAGCTTGGATCCAATCAATAATCCTGGTGCATATGAGGCTCAGCTAACTACGGCGAATGCATTTTATAGTGCTAGATATATTGAGGATTCAGAAATTCGTTCATACGAATTTACGGAAGATGGCCAGTTAATTCAACCAGGCGTTTGGGATATTCTTGATAACTATAAGATTCCAACATTAGAATTCCATACACGTCACCCATTATATTTAGACTTTGAGTTTGATTTAAGTATTCTTAAATACAACATTGCTGATTCAAAATCTGATATTCACCAAAACGTATTTAACGTAATTGACAAGTTCTTTACTGGTGCTGGGGATACAGTTAAGATGGAACAGTTTGAAGTTGAATACTTCCATTCTTCATTAAAGAAGAGAATTGACACTGTACTAACAGATGTAACTGGTTTCAATAGCACGGTATCTACAAAGTTATTATTAACTCAAAAGAACGTTGCGCGTGAAAACTATCTTTCAGAATATAGAGATATCTATGTACCATTAGCGGTACCGTTTGAGACATATTTTGATAACGACGGGTACTTGTTATATAATGTGCTTCCAAAAATTGATACTCCGAACTTCATCGAATATAACGGTGAAACTGGTCAAGACTTATATGTAGATTGGTCGTCAGTTCAAGCAGATATCGATAACAATATCACACAGTTAAACGAAGATGTTATTACCGTACCGATGCGTGTTAAGCTGGCTGAGTCTGTTACATGTACAGCTGGCCAATCTACTATCGTATTCAATAAAGTTAAAGTTGTACCAGATGATCCTACACAGTTAGATGCATTGGTTCCAGCCCTAACATTTAATAATACAGTTATTAAAAAGAACAATACTGTGTTACCTTACAATACACCGGGTGGTTGGTATTATGAAACTGACGATGTAACAAAGATTGTTTTACAAGGTGTTACGATTACCGCTGGTGATCAGATTAGTATTACGACTAACGCATACGTTGGTTCATATAACTTGTTTAACTCATATAAGAAATACATCTACCTACAGTTCTTCGTAGATGCACAAGGTTATTCTGACTCAGGTAAAGTTAAGTATGATTACAACACACCAAAGGCTTACTTATATAGTACCGATGGTTTCTACGATTATACGATTGATTCTTACTACTTAACAACGGAAGGTTATTCTGTTATTTCAGAAGATCAGATTAACGCAACAACAGGTAAAATCTTTAAGAAAATTTCGCCAGCGTTGTACATAAATTCACCTATTAAAATGGATCTATTTAGAAAAAATAGATATTTGAACTTTGATTACAACTCTCCTAACTTTGCATTGAAGAAGAATATCTTACCAAGATTAAAACGTGTAACATTCGCACAAGGAGTGTAATTTATGTCAATGGATATTAAAGGCATCTTTGATGCTATCACTCCAGAGAACATTAAAAATATTCCACTAATCGCTACGGCGATGGATATTTTTATTGAAAATATTGAAGAAAATGCAGTCGTCGCTGAATCAATTAGAAAAATCTATATTAATGAATATGATGTTAATGATTCACCGATGGTACAGGAATCCAAACTAAATCTTAGAAAAGGTTTGTTGGATGTGTATATGACAGCGCTGTATCAAGTGCTGACTAAAGCGCAAAGCAACGACGTTATTAAAGCTAAGTTTGAACAATCTGGCATTAAAGGTACGCCGTTCTTCCAAGACGTTGAACGAATTATTAGTGATGAATATTTTGTTACAAACAAAGCGTTCAAAGAAAAGATTGGTACTGATTTAAGTATTAAGTACGCATATAATCTAACAAAGTATTTAGAAACTGCTGAAACGACAAACGACTTAAAGCTTTATGAAGTAAAGCCGTTTCATTTTAGAACAGACGGTTCTATTCTAAAAGAAATGTATGAAAACATTGTAAAGCCACTTGCTCACCCACTTGGTTTTACATATGAATATAACCAAATCGTAGACCAATCAATCCAAGACTTATTTGGTATTGATATTATCTATAACATCTATAACATTGAGATTCGTAATCTTGATGGGCACTTTGACGTGTTCACTGCTGCACCAAATGATGTTGTCGTAAAGGCTGACTTCTTATCAAGAAAGAACCCAATTACTGGAAAATTATTCACTGAACAAGAATATAACACCCAGGTCGTTGTTTGGGTAAATAAAGTTGTTAACACATTCGTTGACAGGGCAGTTGACGATAGACGTTTTAGATCTATTCTATTCACCGACGGAACTTACTTAGAACAATATACAAATCCTATTGAGATTCTATATCTTAATTATTCTGATTTTCTTGCTAATAATTTAAGTAATCAAATTAAGGAATATAGCGGTCACTGGTCATTATATGTAAACTATGCGTCTGATTACACCTTTGGTTACACAGATGAAATCAATCAGATCATGGTTGAAGCAGAAGTTACAAAGATTAAAGAAGACAACGGTGGTATTGAAGCTCAGAAGTATTACAACTTAACTTCTGGCGAATATGCATTCCATGTTGGTGGAGATACATACTCAACGGCTCCTGGTTTAGATGAATCAAAGAAGGTGTACACTAATATTAGCGCACTGAATAATGAAATTGCTGATAAGTTCACCGTATTAGTAACTGGAAAATCATCAGGGCAAGAGCCGGTTACCGTAGTTGTTACCGATGCCTACAACAATAGTATCGTAAACAGCGGTGTACAACCAGATGGTACAGGCTTCTTTTCAACTACATTCAATACGTACCAACTTAGCGGTGATAACTACACTGTAAAATCAACGATTGAACGCACGGTTGCGCCATATTCGTTTACAATGAGTTCATGTGGCCTGAATAATTTTGATCATGAATTTTACTTTACTCTTGTTGACGATTACGATCACGTTACGCCTAACACGTTAAGAGCTGTTGGTGTTGCACCAGCCAATTCATCATTTGATTTAGTATTAAAGGATTCTAATGGTTTAACCGTTATCACTCCTGTAATTGCAAACGGGTCTGGAAACTTTACATCTATTATTGATTACACATCATTAGCAGCTGGATCATATAGACTAGACGCAACGATTTATGCGCCTAATGGTAAACCATTGGTTAGCGCATTCTATGAAGCTACGGACCTAAAAACACACACGCTAGATATTCTAATTAGAACTGATTTGTTTGTATATCAAAATGGTGCACCAAACTTCTCAGGATTACTTGGTTTTAACACGATTGCATCCACGGAACAAATGCCTGGATCTAATTCAACTGCAGTGTATGTATTGAAACAGATTGGTGAACTTTCAACAGAAAACACTTACTCCAATTCGGATAAATATCTGCTGAATTACATGATTGACAATGGTATTACAAGCATTGCCAATCTACCATCAACACTACTACTTAGTGGCGCATTCATTGAAGGTAACAAATACGATACATCTAATATCGACTTTTTGCCTGAAGAAGAAACATTCATTAACTCTGGCCGTAAAATTTATCCTATTGGCACGTCTGACTTCATTGTGATGACAAGTACAGATTATGCAACAGATAACATTCTAGTTTATGGCCTATCAACAACCGGCTATTACTTGTATTCAGATGAATTGGTTGGATATGATTATTACTTCTATTCAAACGACGGATTCTACTTAGTTACATACGGCGATAATGTATAAATAATTAAAATTTGAGAAAAAGGATTGTATAATGGCAACTAATGACGGTTACTCACCATACCCACTTGGTCTGACAGCAGCTCAGGCCACCGCAGCAATCAAAAGAGCATTTAACTTAGACACCGAGTTTCTAGGGTACGTTAGATACTCAAGTTCTGCTACACCACCAACCATTTTGGCATCTAAGCATGGCGACTTATGGCTTAATTCAAGTAATGATAAGTTATATAAAGCGTCTGTTGGGACAGACAACGGGACAGCTGTATTACTTTGGTTTGAGGTATAAGCATGCAAGATAATATTACTTTTAAGGGTCATTTTCAGATCCAAGCGATTGATGCGCTTAATAATATGACTGTGCTTGACGAATACGTTGACGATAATATGATTATGGAAACAGCTCGTACAACAATGTCAGAGTTGTTTGCGAATTTAAGTTCTAGCACGTTCATCAATAACTTTAGACTAGGATCACTTGGTCATATTGGCGATTCTATTGTTACTCCAAAAGGCAAGGAAGAAGGTTTCGTTAAAGAACGAGATCGTATGTTTTCCGAAGCAGCAACAACACAAGTAGCAGTTAACACTATTGTTGCTAACGTTAGAAAGAATGATATCTTCTTTATCGTTACTACTAACCCAGCATTATCAGGATATTATAGATATCTTGGTGCCACTGTTGCGAATTACCAAGTTACTGACGCTGTTGTTGCAAACACAGCTATTTGGGAATTTCTTGGAACAGATGCGCCGTACACGTACAGCATTACATTCAACATGCCAAGAACGAACATTGACATTAATGGTACACAAGCACTCAACCTAGTTGAAGACGATACTGCTTCAGGTAGTACAGTTAAGGTTCTTCAATCTGGCACATCAGTGACATTCACAATTGACGTTGCTACAGCTGCGGCCAACCTTCAAGATGGTGGTCCTTCTTCAATTTTTACTGAAGCAGCATTATATGCAAACAATAGAATTTTTGCAATGAAGACATTCAAAGCTAAGGTTAAAGATAGTACAGTTTTGTTACGTATTGTTTGGACTATCACATTTTAATATAGGAAAAGCACATGTTTGTAACATTAGAAGATTTTTTCAATAACTATAGAATTAAAAATCAACAACAGCCAAACGAGACTGTGCTTAACCGCGGTCTAATGAGGCTTAAAAGAGAAACACGTGAGTTAAAAGCTGTCATTGACATTTTAACCGGTGTAACTCTACCTGTCTGGAATAACGGCAAAATCTATGAAGGTGACGAGTATGTTACTTACGGCGAATTAATTTACAAATCCCGTATAGATCAAAACTTTAATAATGTACCAACTCCTACAGATACAACTTATTGGCAATTAATTACAATTGACTCTGTTGCAGCATCAAAAGGTGCCGTAATTAAACACCATGTGTACAACACGACAAACGGCCAAGTAACATTTGTTACTCCGTTCAATCTTGAAGGCACACCGATGGTGTTCTCTGATGGTATCTTACTGCCAACAGATAAATTCACGGTTACAAATAACACAACAGTTACGTTAAGTGCACCGTGTGTTCTTGGTGAAACCGTTACTATTATTGCTGGTGTGACTTATGATTCATCATTAGTTATCGCAAAGCAGACATTTACATCGACTGCTGGACAATATTTGTTCATCACGGACTTTGTTCTTAAGAGCCCATCGGTGTTTGTTGATGGTCTATTAATTTCTGAAACTGACTATACATGGTACAATAAAACCATTGAATTCAATACTCCTCTAACCGTTGGTAAGAACGTTGTCGTTGGTAATGGTTCAGTCCTGGGCTCAGAAATTTACACAACGCAGGATGTTGACACAAAACTAACATTAAAGCGTGATGTAACAGATTCATATTCTCAAACCGACGTAGATAATCTGTTATCACCGTTGGCAAGTACAGTCTATGTAGATTTACAAATCTCTACATTGGATTCGCAAAAGGCCGATAACGCAACAACGTTAAGTGGTTATGGTATCACTGATGCTTACACTAAAACAGAAGTTGACGCTATTGAAGCAACTAAACTTGATGCTGCTAATTACACTGCTGCCGACATTCTTTTAAAATTAAGTTCTGTTGATGGCCACGGGTCTGGATTAGATTCTGATAAACTTGACGGTAAGCAAGCATGGAAGTATGTAAGTGTTGATACAAAGCCAGTGATGCTTACAGACGCTCACATTGTTAATGCAGCTAATTCTATACAATATCTAGGTGATCCAAGTACACCATTAGAAATAATTAGCGAAATTTACTTGGATGTTGACGCATCACAAAGTTATGCAGGTAACCCTGGGATTTACATCAGAAAATATGATGCTAATCAACAGATGGTTCAGAACGGTTTGGTGTATCATAGCGCGAATACATCACATATGATGATCGTTAGAGAAGGTTACTTCAAAGGTACATGGGAACCATCACTATTAAATGATTTTAATATTCCTAACCCAGATAATTACAACTGGATGGTAGTTGTTACACCAGTTGTGACAGGTACTGAACACGACTATAACAAAGATTTCGCAAATGGCCATACACCATATACCGGTTTTGATAATAACCTTACATGGGACCAAAACCAGTCAGAATATCACTACGGTTATGTCCAAGATGGTATTGTAAAAATGCAATCTATTCATAGAGATGGCACATCTGTTATTGATCTACCTGGTAGATACCAATTAGTTGGTGTTGTTAAAACATTCAGTACATACGAGTGGGTTAACCAAGCATAATGTCTAATAGACAAAAACTGGGACTAGATTCCCGATATTAAGGAGACACGATGGCTTATAAATTAAAGCCGAACTATCACTTTACAAATGGTACACAGACAGGTATTGATAAAGTACCTGTTGGACGTTTTGTAATTGTAGAAAGTTTTGGTAACTATAATGAAATTAAATGGTACAAGAAAACCAGTAACGCAAACCTATCCGATACAACAACTATTGAACAAGCCGTTACATTAGGAAATCTTGTTTCACCAACAGATAGTAAAAGAGATATCTCTGATTCTTATTCGATTACCGAAGTTGATTCTGCATTATCATTAAAGGCAGATACAGCAAACGTCTATGATAGGGTAGAAACTGATGCGATGGTTGAATCCGTTAGAAACAACCAAACCGGTATCATTCAACAAGTAAACACGATTTCTCAAAGTGTGACTATCCCTAGTACAAACAATGCTGCATCAATTAGCCCAATTAAAATTGCAGATAACGTAACTATCACAATCGGCAACGGTGCCGTTTGGAAAATTATTTAAATAAGAGGAAATTATAATGTCTAGTATTATCCAAGGAACAAACACCGGCAATTTAGAACTTGTTGCTGGTACAAACCAATCAATCGTATTCACCACTGATAGCGAAGGTTCCATTAATCTTAACGCTCTTGCAACTCAAGCTTACGTTGCTTCAGCAGTATCATCTGGAATCAACGCAATTATCGACGGTGCACCAGCAGCATTGAACACACTAAATGAAATTGCTGCAGCCATTGCTGACGACGCAAACTTCTCTACTGGCTTAGTATCAATTCTTGGTACTAAAGCAAACGTAGCAGATGTTTACACAAAAAATGAAGTAGATGTTGCATTCCAAGGTGTTGACACCGCAAAACAGAACGCATTTGTTCCTGTCCCAACATCTTCAGTTGGCCAAGCTGGTCATACTACTGGTATGATTGCGATCAATGGTTCATACCTTTTCTATTGCACAGCTAACTTTGATGGCACATCAGATATCTGGGCACGCACCCCATTAACATTAACCGCATGGTAATTTGATATAATAACATGGCAGTCACATTAACCGAACCGGCAGCCCGCCATGTTACACGCTACCTTGCCAAACGCGGCAAGGGAGTTGGTGTACGCCTAGGAGTTAAGACTACTGGGTGTTCTGGCTTGGCTTATAAGTTGGAATATGTGGATGAACAAGAACCTGAAGACGTGATCTTTGAAGAACACGGCATAAAGATTTTGATTGATCCTAAAAGTCTAGCTTACATCGACGGCACACAGCTGGACTTCGTGCGCGAAGGTCTGAACGAGGGCTTCAAGTTTTTGAACCCGAACGAGCGCGACCGTTGCGGATGCGGAGAGTCCTTTCGCATTTAATCATAGTACTTTATTTTAAATAAATAAGGTATATAATTGGTAGTCAACACGGATAAAGGACAGAAATGACCGTCTCTAAAATTTTAGACACAAAAAACTTAGTCACTGAGAAATCTAAAGAAAAGATCTTCTTCGGTGACTACTCAGGGTTTCAGCGATATGACAACCCGACATACAAATTCGCAGTTCAAACAGAAGAACGACAACGTAATGCGTTTTGGAACCCCAACGAAATCTCAATGGTAAATGATGCTCAGAAGTTCTTTGAACTTCCTGAAGCTATGCAAGAAGTCATGATTAGAATCTGGCTTTTTCAAACACTAATGGACTCAGGCCAAAATAAAGGTCTTGAGGAAGTTGTTGCTGAACTTTGCACAAACCCAGAATTTGAAGCTATGTTCAAAACTTGGGGTTACTTTGAACTAATACATAGTTTATCGTATTCACATTTACTTCGCGGTATCTTCTCCGATGCAAGTAAAATCTTTGATAAGATTAAAGATTATCCAGAGATTCAACGACGCATTGATAAAGAGATTGATCTTTATACACGTGTTAAGAACATTCATTCATTGGACACATTAGAAGACAAGAAAAAATTGCTTCTTGAATTGTTAGTGAATATTTTCGCTTTAGAAGGCGTTAAGTTTTACATTTCATTCTTAGTTACTTATGTAATCAACAATGCTTATGCAAACAAAATTCAAGGCGCTACTCGTATTATCAAGTTAATTAACTTTGATGAAGACATCCATACATCGATGGGTTCAGGCACGCTGAATATTTTGAAGAAAGAATCTTCAGAAGGATTCAGAGAGTTGATGGAATCAGATTGGTATAAACAAATGGTCAAGGACACATTCCTTAAAGTTTATGATGATGAATTGGGCTGGGCGGTATATCTATTATCACTTGGTGATATTCCTACATTAACAAAACCAGTTTTTGAACAATTTTTGAAGTACTATGTTGATCTGAGATGTACCCAAATTGGTATGGACAAGATTTACAATCAGGACAAAACAGACGTTGTTCAATGGTTTGAGAACTACAAAGATCTGAACAAAGATAACGCCGCGTTACAAGAATCAGACTTAGCTGTCTATTCAATTGGTATTATGAAGAATGATATCCCTGACGGGAAAATGGAACTAGGATTTATTTAATGAGAAGAATTACAACAAACGCAAAACGATATAACAAAGTTTCTTTAGATAATCTAGGCGCGGCATTAACTGCTAAAGTAAAGATTGACGTTTCTAATCAAGAAACTGTAAGTAAGATTATCGTTATTAAACGCGATGGTCGTAAGCAATCATATGATCCGGCAAAGATGCGTAATGCTTGTATCTGGGCATGTGATGGCAAAGACTTCATGGCAGATGAACTCATTAGAGATACTGAGATTAAGCTGCATAAAGAGATCCATATCAAAGATATGTTTCAACAGCTTATTGTTACTGCTGTTAACAAGATTAGCATGCTTCAGCCAATGTGGGAAGATGTAGCTGCTAAACTTGAGTTGATGAAGATCTATAAAGAAACATACAACATTTCAAAAAGCACAGAATATCCACATCTAAAGGATGTTCTTGCCAAAGGTATTGAACATAAGATTTATGATCGTAAGACTATTTCTAAGTTCACCGCTGAAGAGATTGAACAAATCAATGCCGCGATCGTTCCTGATCGCGATATGCTGTTCAACTATAAAGGTTTGGTTACTTTCTTTGATAAGTATTGTATTAATTACACAAAGACAAAGAAACTAGAACTACCACAACATAGCTATATGCGTGTAGCTATGGCATTGATGGTTGACGAACATGATCGCGTTAAACGTGTCATTGAAGAATACAATGAGTTATCACTGCATAACTTTACACGTGCAACGCCAATTATGCTTAATGCGTTGACTCCTGGACAGCAATTGAGTTCATGTGTATTGAACACATTGGACGATGATTCACATTCCATTTTAGATACCGGTAAGAACCTAGGCATTTACTCTAAGTTCAAGGGTGGTACCGCTTTAGATATCTCAGCAATGAGAGCTAAGGGTGGTTACATTGAAGGTACACAGGGTTATTCATCTGGACCAGTGCCTTTCATGAAGTTCTATGAATCTATCATGAAAGCATGGAACCAAGGTGGCAAGCGTCCAGGCGCTTTGGCAATTTATTTCAACTGGTGGCACCTTGATGTACAAGATATCTTGTCATTAAAGTCTAACGGTGGTACAGATGAGAACCGTGCTCGTGGTTTACAGTACGCAATTAAACTAAATGATTATTTCATTGATGCTGTTATTAATGACACTGATATTACAATCTTCGATCCTAAAGATACACCAGACTTGATTGGAAAATTTGGTAGTGAATTCGTACAGTTATATAAAATGTATGAAGCAAAGTCGACTGTTCGTAAGAAGACTCTTAAGGCTAGGGAAGTTTGGGAAAAGCTATTTAAAGAGCGTTCAGAAACTGGTAACATTTACCTATTCCATGAAGAGAACGTAAATGAAACAACGATGTTGAATCGTTACGTTGGTTCAAGTAATCTATGTACTGAAATCGTATTGCCTTCACGCGCATCCAAATCACTTGGTGAAGAACTGGTGACTATGGAAGATGCTGAAAAGCGTATCATTAAACGTTACACTGCCGGCGAGATCGCTCTATGTAACCTAAGTTCAGTGAATGCCGAAAAATGGTTCTATATGACCGACGAGCAAAAATGGCAAATGATTCGCACATTGGTTCGTGGCCTTGATAATACCGTTGATGTTGCGAACTACCCAGTTAAAGAAGGTAAGAATTCCAACTTGATGTACAGATACTTAGGTATCGGTATCTTGAACCAAACCAACTATTTAGCTCTTAAGAAAATTATTGTAGATACTCAAGAATCTGCTGAAGAACAAGATGCACTATGGGATGAACTCTCATATATGATTATTACTGTATCTTGCGAACTTGCTACTGAAAAGGGTAAATTTGAAAAGTTCTATGAAACTGAGTGGAGCAAAGGTATTTTGCCGATTCATAAAGCAAACAAGAAAGCCTTCACATTAACATCACGTCAGATTGACTGGGATAAGTGGAATGCATTAGCTGAACGTGTTAAAACATTCGGCATTCGTAATGCTCAATTGATGGCGATTGCACCAACAGCAACTTCAGGTAAAGCCGTTAATAGTATTGAGTCAACTGAGCCAGTACATGACTTTTTCTATAAAGAAGAAGGTACCATCACTGTTCCTACCGTTGTGCCAAACTTCAGAAAGAATAACGCGTACTACAAGCGAGCTTTCGATTGTGATCAATACGCATTAATTAAAAATGCAGCAGTTCGTCAGAAATGGATTGACCAAGCACAATCAGTTAACGTGTATATCAAGAAACCTGATTCATTAAATGATATGTCAAAGTTACACATCTATGGCTTTAAACATGGTATGAAAACTTTCTACTATCTAAAACAGATGAAAGAATCAGAAGATTACACATGTGAGTCTTGTACATAATTTAACTAAATTAGTTGTAAAATAATCAAAAGGAATAACGATGGAACTGAAAAGTGTACAAGTCGCTGGTAAAGGTCGGTTCATCGTCAATGACAATATTGTAGTATATGATATTGACGCTGGCGAAGAAGGACTAAGCTATTGTGTTGACTGGGATGAAACAAGTTGTACGGAAGCTGAAGCTATGCAATTAGCAGAAGCTTTTTTACACAAAACAGTTAACGGAATCATGAACGAGTAAAGTGTATCATTTTGATACAGATATTTTTTGGGAAATACTTGTTAATTTCCTGAAACTATGATATAATAGTCCTATCAACTACAAACCGAAAGGAAAATCATGTTTCTGCATAAAAAATACATCCTCGCAAATGAACTAGTCCAGAAGATGGGAATTCACATCGCTAACATCTCTATGTTAGTAAATGATTACGAAGATTCTGATAACGGTACATTCGTTAAGATGAACAATTGTACATTTATTAATACTAAAGATACAACTTTGCCAAATAACATCCTTGCTGGTATTTATGCAAACGAGTTCACTGACATGACTGATAAATTGCCATGCACATTCATTCGTTCGGAATACGGGATTACAGAAAAAGAATTGTTCAAATCTGGAATGGTCACCGAGGTCGTAACTATTGCTGGCAAAGATTTTTATAAGTTCTCACCAGAATTTGTAAATAAAATGAAATACAAAATTGGTTATGTTCTTGATGAACAAGAAACGATGGACTGCTATCGTAAGAACCAAATTCTTGGTTATACTCAACTAGCCAAGAACAAGTACTTTACTTGGTACTAATATGAACGATCCGCATTATACAAGTGATCGTTGGCATGGGCGATACATTCGCTTAGCCAAAGAAGTATCTACTTGGAGTAAAGATCCAAGTACAAAAATTGGAGCGGTGATAATTGGGAACAAAGGTCAAATCATTTCTCAGGGGTTTAATGGATTCCCTAGAGGAATTTCAGATACACATGAGCGGTACAATGATAGGCCGACTAAGTACAAATACGTGGTCCATGCTGAAGCAAATGCCATTTATAATGCTATTCACAACGGTGCTAATACCAATGGCGCTACTATATACGTTACTGGCCTTCCCGTCTGCCATGAGTGCGCTAAAGCCATTATTCAAACAGGAATTGCTAAGGTGGTCATGGACACGCACCCTTGTGAAACGACATGGAAAGAATCCGGTGAGTTATCGATTGCGATGATGCAAGAAGCCGGAGTAAAGATTAAATTTATTGAGAAGGAATGAGATGCAATTAATTTTAGTAAACGGAAAAAAGCGTAGTGGAAAGGATTTCTTTGCACAGACATTAAAAGCTGAATTTGAAAAGCTTGGTAAGACTGCCGAGGTAATGTCATTTGCTGAGCCACTAAAGGATATCATTGCTGAGACATTTGATATCACACATAAGCAATTGGATGATTGGAAAAATCTTGCTGAGCCAGTAGGAACAATTCGTCAAAAGATGAGCGGCGTAGATTACACAGTGCTAACTGACTTCCGTTTGATTCTACAGAAGTTTGGCACTGAAGCAATGAAGAAGTGGTTTGGTGAAGATGTATGGGTACGTCTATTGGCAAGCCGTGCGTACAATTCCACAGCCGACTTTATTATTGTACCTGATTTTAGATTCTTATCAGAAGATGTACCTGGCGCCATCACTGTTAAAATTAAGAATGCTGATTTTGATAACGCAGGTGATACCCATCGCTCAGAGACGGAATTGGATAACTTTGAGTTTATGCACTACATTGACAATACAGGTTACCCAAACATTGAGCAAACTGTTAGTGAGTTCGCCGAAATGGTTATAGCTGAGTTGGAATATTCTGAGATTTGATTATCTTAAAATAATCATATTTGACATCAATTGCCATGCTGTGTTCGGTGATTTCGTCCTGTGAATCCATTAGAATGTCACCAATAGACTCAATGCGGCAATTGTAAAATTCAATCTTAAACAGCTTATTCCCTTTGCTATTATTGATTTGAATCCAGAAATCAAATTCCTGTGTAGCAAATGATCCGGTTTCTGGGTTTACATTTTTAAAAACCTTGTCCATGAATTCGTGGTAAACCTTAAAGTCTTCGTCAATTAGCATTTCAAAAGCTAATGCATTATAGACCAATGTATCGCCAGTAACGTTTAACCTGGCGCCGTATCTTCCACCAATTTCAGGATGTGAGAAATTGATACCTGGTACATTTACGGATGTAAGGTAAAACGGTGTCAACTCAAGTTTGTCTGAACCAGCGATGTAGTTCGTTTTTTGTGCTAAATTATTGTAATTCATCACTTTCCTCTAAAAATTAATCAAAGATATAGTATAATGTATTTATATCTTAACAGGGAGCCACATGCAAGAAGAACAAGAAGAGATGCAAAGACTTTACCACGGAGATGATAAACCGCAAAAGACAAAACATAATTACACAAGTGAATTAGAGCTTAAGTCATTACTGATTCGTATTAAAAATAAACGTAATGGAATATCTGACGAATTTAATAATACTAAGATTAATAAGTACATCAAATGGCATACGGCCGTAAATAATAAGAAGTACGAATTCCCGTCAAAACGAAATCTAACAAAAGCAAAGTTAAAAGAACGTATTGTCTTGCTATCTGAAGTTACATGTGTAGATGCAAAGTCATACGAACGTTTCGGCGAAATCATTTTATTAATGATTAAGAACATCCTTAAGAAACCAACATTTAGTGGTTACACTTATAAAGATGATTTTTATTCTGATGCTGTTTATAAAATCTTAAAGTACTTGCATAACTTTGATCACAAGATGATCTCAGATCGTACTGGCCAAGCTGTTAACGCGTTTGCTTATATTTCTCAGTACATTCACAATAGTATTTTGTTCATCATCAATACGAAGAAAAAAGAACAAGATAACCTTAAGAAACAAATCTCCATGGAGCATTTGAATCATTCTTTCCAAATTAACCCAACCGACTATAGTCAGTTAAAACTTTGGGATGAAAAGGCAGCGTCAGGTGAATCTGAAGTTAGCATTGTTGAAACAATCGAACTTAAGCATATCAAAACAACATTGGTTGATGAAGTTGCTAAATTGGAAGACGAAATCGAACGAGTAACACGTTTGAATTTATACTATCCTAAAGAATATAGAATCTCTTTTGAAGAGTACAGCGTCCTTAAGGAAATGCTAAAAGGTAAAGTTAGTATTATGAGGGCAAAAGAATGAACATAGATCAAAATTATCCGTTCATTGTGCAGAATGTGTTAAAGCATATCGAGGCCGTGAAGAAAACACCACAAGGTAAAGAAACGGCTTTAGTAGATATCATCTATGACTATTGCTTTAAAGCTGGTTTAGATGTTGAGTTAGTTGGTGATGCAATTAGTTCTGACGTATATCTCAAATCATTCATTAAGAAAGATTGTGAAGTACATCGAATTTTCAAGTCAGACATTGCAAAAGAACTAGAAGAATGGTAAATAACAAGGAGAGAGAAATGAACTTTAGAGACTTTTTAAAGAAGGGTGATGAAGCCAAGCAGGTAGAAACACCAGTAGATCCAACACCAACGGACCCAGTTGATCCGCCAACAGATCCAGTAGATCCAACAGATCCAAAGGAATAAGCGTTGTCGGTTCTACAAGAATATAAAACAAAATTATTTGGCATCTATTGGGGACGGTGGATGTTATCCGCAATCGTGATGATGCCATTTATGATTATTTTTGAAGCATACGCTGTGCCACTATGGTTAAACCTATTTCTAGGTCAGACCATTGGTGCTATGATTTTCTTCAAAATTGATAAGTGGATTTTTGGGAAAGAATCTGCTTAATTGTACGGCGCAATGCTGTACTCTTCAAACAAAATCTGTAAAGCTAAGGTAAGCTTACCACTCTTAGGATACTCAGGAAATTTTTTCTTGCCAACATATGCTTTCTTAAGCTTGTTGTAGTTCCTTTTAGAAACGGTAGGATCCTTAGCTTTTTCAGTATGATGAATTACGCTGTATGTACCCTTTTGATAATATTCAATTAAAGCGGTCAACATACCGATGCGATCTTGTACATTTTTAGGTTGGCGATACCTTTGCGTATTGTTCCAAATTTTACCTTCCCACACGTTACACGCTCTACATAGAACACCACGGATTAGTCCTGCACCATCTTCACCAATGGTTTCTTTTGATGTCTTATGTTGGTGATCTAGTGAATAACCAGTTGCATCAGTGATTGGCTCTTTACATAAACCACATTTGCCATCTTGTTCTTCTAAGATTTCGTTTCGTAAATCTGTGACTTGTGTTGACTTTAGTTGCTTCATATCATTCCTGTTTTCGTATTGCCTATTATTTATAGCCGAAAACTGTATCAAAAATGATACACATAAAATTTAAAAAACTGTGTTATAATATCAATACAGACAAACAAATGGAATCACAATGACTTCGGCACAGATCAATTCAATCATTTCGTTGCAACGTTGCGAACGCAAATTGATTAGCGCGTTAGCAAAATCAAAATTATCTGGCCATGATATGCAAATTAAATATCTTCATGAGCAACTTAAAAATACTCATAGTAGGATTATTTTTCTACAATCTCAGTAATTGTTAAAAAATTATGTTATAATTTACATATCAATAACCGAAAGGCCAACATGTCAACTAAAATCTTTACTCATTCATTTGTCATTCTTATTGACTATGAAGAAACCGTACAAGATGATATTCTCATTCCGCTTGGTCTCTCTATTAACTATGAGGAATCTGATATCGCATTAGGATATTACACTGTCTTTGGATCTGAGAAAAGCATCAAAGAACTAAAAGATTACCTATCTGGAAAAACATTTCTTTAAGGAAAATATGATTACACTTAAACAATTTTTGGGTGCTATTGACTACAAAGTCACTAATACTGATATGTGGTTGGGTTATAAAGAACTTGCAATTATGTTAAGTTCATGGGATCACGACCAAAATGGACGTAGTTTGGATATTATTTTTAGTCCTACTACGCAAGAAGTCTTTGCCGTACATATACATGACTATAAAAATTTACGGTCATACCGTATGCAAATTGATGGCTTTAATGATGACAAAGAAGCATGGGATGGCGTCAATTATATTGATCTTGACTCTGACGATGATCTTCTAGAAAAAATTGTTGCAATTTTTAATTATCAAGACTATGATGATCGCATTGTTATCCCGTTAAATATGCCAGATGACGTTCTTTTCATATTGATGAAAGCAGCTCACGAAAAAGATATCACTCTTAACGAATATCTTGCGCAGGTTTTAACAGAACAATTGAGTACATATGCTTAATTTTCTAAAAACTTTTAATTTGAGTACAAAGGAAAAGTACCCAACATGGGCTGACATCCCACCGTTATCCGAATTACCTGAACCTTCAAAGTACCCAACCATGCCACCTCCAACACCACCTCGCCCACCTCAAAAACCAGTTGTTGAATTTTTCAGAGTCGGTCTTACTGATTCTGGAATGACAACATTAACACTGATTTCAGATGATCATTTTAGTGTAACTGCTCATATGAATGATGAAACGGTTCGTAGGATGATCCGTGTCCTTGAATCAACTTTGGAAGATAAAAAATGAAAACCCTGTCTATTCAGGATTTGCTTAATAAAGAAGCAAAACTGTCAAATGAAGGTAAAGGCGATTCACCAGAACGCCAAGAAATTATCAAGATCATTCGCAAGAAACGCGAAGGTCTTTACAAACCGCTTTGTTTTGGGCAGGATGACTGTTCAACAAATATGCTAAGCAAATGTCCATGGCGGATGGATTGTGGATCTAGTTACTAATGAACACACTTAATCTTAGGTGTTCACTTAACGTACCCAAAGCACAGACTTGGTTTTTTATTGTCAAGTCATTGTTGATGGATAGTTCTCTAAAGGACATCGTTACGGATAGCGATGTTTTTGAAATTGTTGACCATGACGACGTGTACATAATGACTCATCACAGTAAAATGTATGAAGATTGCCGAGAATTATTTGCTTTTGAAAAAGACAATGTAATCCCTGCACACATTATGTACAGCGCACTGGTATCAACTTTAAAGAATACATGGGCTGAACATTTAATTTGATTTCAGATATAATAGAAAAATCGTAAACACTAAGGTAAAGTAATGGCACGGCAAGACCGCGGAAAATTAGATGATACATTGGCAGCGATGTTTTCAAACATTGAGTACAGGAAAGACTACCTGTTCTATGCACACATGATTGGACAATGCAGTATCAAAGTTGTGCATGATTTGCCTGCGCCAGCTGGTGTAGCATTTTCTATTGATCACTATAATCTTTACATCAATCCAATAAAGTTTGACGAGTACACTTTAATTGAACGGTTGGCAATTCTTAAACATGAAATGCTGCATATTCTGTATGGTCATTTAGAACGTAAAGAATCACGAGTTCATCTTCCATGGAACTACGCAACAGACTGTGCATTGAACCAACATATTGATCCAGCACATCTACCCAAAGTTGGTGTAACACCAGCGACACTAGGTAAAGCCATCAACTGTAATGTACCTGTGAATAAATCTGCAGAATTCTATTATGAATTATTGAAAGATGAACTAGGCGGTAAAGATAAAGGTAATCCATCTAAGGATGAAGATGGAGACGGCGAATCCAGTGGAGAAGCCAGCGGCAACGGTAATTCTTTACCGGAACTGTTAGATAGTCATGACACTTGGGGTGAAAGTACAGGTGACCAAGATCTTCAGACAGACATGACAAAGAAGATGATTGAGCGTGCACAAGAAGACACAATTAAAAACAAAGGTAACGTACCTTCACAGTGTTCTGATTGGTTGGAAATGGTAAGCCGCAAATCTGAACTTGATTGGAAGAAGGTTCTTCGTGGTATTGCTGGTAATAAACGTGTGGGCAAGCGTTCAACTATCATGCGTACAGATCGCCGCTTTCCACATAGAGAAGACCTTCGTGGCAAAACACGTGATCGTATTTTCAACCTTCTTGCAATCGCAGATGTATCAGGTTCTATGTCTGATGAAGCTGTTCTTCGTACGCTTAGTGAAGTTCGCCACGTATGTGATCTAACAAGAACAGATGTTGATCTTATTCAAATTGATACCCAGGCATACAAGCCAGAGAAGTTAGGTAAGAAAACCAAATTGATTGAACGCAAAGGTCATGGTGGTACTCTATTATCACCTGCGCTAGCGATGGCCAAACAACACAAAATTGAATACAATGCCGTCATCGTATTAACTGACGGTGGCCTTTGGGGTGATGATATTACTCATTTTGAAAAGCTTGGTAAGAAAGTCATCTGGTTAATCGAACCGCACGGTCATATTTTAGAAGGTATGAATTCTGGTCGAATGAAAGCTTTCAAATTAAAAGAAAATAAATAGTACAACACTATATCTAGATTACACTCCATGATACCCACAATATAAATAATTCTAAACATTGGGGTTATCGTGGAGTCATTAATCACGCTTATCAGCGAGCTTGTCAAAGATGGCATCGTCGCTGATACTACATTATTGCTTGTAATTATTTCATTATTGGGCGTTCTGTACAAGTTCTTTCTTGTACCGATGTTCGATAAGCTTAGTAGTGTCCCAAGTTTAGACTCACTAAAACAAATCATTAAAGACAGTGATGGTAAGAGTGAACTAGAATTAAAAGAAGTGTCGAATAAATTGGATAAGTTGATCGAAGCATTAGACGAAATTGAAAGTACCGGTAATTCAAATCGCAGAGACATCAAAGATTTAAGACGTGATGTCGAGCAGATCAAACAAATATTAAACCAATTCCAAGGCCACTTCATGTATAGTGGGGGACCAAGTCACTTTGGTAATAGGGAGCTAAAGTAATGCCAAAGCGTGAACAAAGATATTCAGAATATCTTTCATCATACCACTTCTACCCAAATAGTATTGAGTTCAGAATTGTATCTTCAAAAGCTATTGAAAAGTTAAAAAATGTACAATCGTTCCAACTTAATCAGTTGGTGAATGGTAATTTTTACTTCCAACAAGATAGAAGAGAAATTCTATTATTGAAGTACGACATGTGGTCACGTTGGATAATTGAGATTGAAAACTTCTTTATCGAATTACACGAAGGTTCAGACTCTGTCCGTCAAAAAGACATTGACGTGGTTATAGCATTAGCAGAAAAGACTGCCGAGAAATACGAATCAATTATTAAACAGGACCATCCTGGACATTTCCACGACAAGTTTGCTGACATCTGGATTGAGACGCATGCCATTGCATTTAAATATGTTGTTGACGAAATTAGACAAATGCATGGCTCATACGAAATTGTTTTCACAAAGATCGTTGATCTAATCTGCGAAGCACTGCAGTATACATTAACAGAAATTCATGAATTGAACGAAATGTTCAAGAATCCTGAATCAGATGAGATCTTTTTAGTTGCTACACAGTTCTGTAGAAAATATTATAAGACTACGCAAGATTGTCTTATTGCTAACAGAGCAAAGATTTATAGAAAGCATTTCCCATTCACGAAGGTATGGTTCAAGAATTATACGGATGACAAACTTCCTGAAGGTTTAGTGTCCAGCATTGAACAACTAGGTTTAGAAGTAGATTACAAACGCTGCATTTTTAAATAAATCAATGATATAATATTCCAAATTAAGGAATATTGTATGAAAGTACACATCGGTAATTACCCACATCGCCTTCGTTGTCAAATCCATAATCGTTATATGGATAAGAAGTACAATTATGATTGGCCAAGTAAACAAAGTCAATTTGAGAACTTCTTAGAAAAGTTAGAAGACACCATTCAAACAGTTTATAACTGGGTGAATTGGCTAGTCTTTGACCGCTTACAACAAACAATAAAAGTAAAAATCCATCCATGGGATACGTGGTCGATGGATTGCACGCTTGCGCACATCGTTCTCCCAATGCTAAAGCAATTGGATTCGACAAAACACGGTGCTCCTGGTACAGACGACGAAGATGTACCAGAAGGTTTAGGTCTTCGTAGTACAGAAGCTGGCCCAAAAGAAAACGATTGGGATACCGATGACAACTGGTTTAAACGATGGGATTACATTCTTAAGGAAATGATCTGGGCCTTTGAACAAAAGGTACAGGATGACTGGGAACAGCAATTCTACAAGTTTGAACATGATCCTAATGCAATGTTAGGTATGAAAATCGTTTGGAAAGACGATGAAGGTCGAGCAAAGCATGCTGAACGCATGAAAAACGGATTTCGTTTGTTTGGTAAATATTATGAAGCACTTTGGGATTAAACATGGATGATAAAGTATTTTTCTGTTCTATTGTTGCGTTATTTGCGCTAATGACTGGTAACCCTGGCACAGCATTAATTATTATGATGTTAGGCGTTATGTGATATAATAAATGTATGCGAATACTATCATACATCGTCCCAAAGGAATTGCAAGGAAATGAATTCATCAGATCTTTGCACTTGCAATATAAATCTAAGGGTGAACTAACAAAACGGCAGACATGGGCTCTGCGTGACATGTTAGACATTGATGAAGATTTTTATAACTGGGATTTCGTTTGTGAAAATACATATAGTGAAAAGTACGCTGAAATCATGGAAAAATTAAAACGAAACAAATTTAGGGCCGCTAAAGGTAGAAACAGATGCATTCGTGCATTACAGTCAATCATTGATGATAAAGCGGATAATTATTTAATTGCGGAAGCACTAGGTGTAGGATTTAATCCAAAAAGGTATTGGCGATGAGATTTAAATTGTATTTCAATGAACAAAAACAAGAACTTGACATTAATTGTTTGAAGGATGAACACTCGGATATTATTTTACCAGAAGATCCATCACAACATGTGTATTTCCCTATCCCAAATGATATGCGGGATGAAATTCATAAACAACTAACACCGTTAATTACTGATACAGTCTCAGAAGAATATTTGCAAATTCAAGAAGCAATCAAAGCTTTAAATGATCGCAAACGTGAATTGATTGACGCTTTACGAGTACAAATTAATCCTAAGATCATGGAGAGGTGTAAAAAGTTCAAGGATGAAAATGCCGAACATTTTATATAAGTACTCAAAATCACTAGGAATGATGCAACGAAATTACACAGATGTAAAAGATCCTGAAGAGTGGTCAGATACAAAAGATCAAGCTACAATTACATTCCTCTTATGTGAATTAGCTATTGCATATGATTCCCAGGAAAAATTAGCAAAACAGTTATATGATGTAAATCAGGAGATTGCAAATATTGATCGTGAACTTGCCGCATATAAAGTAAAGTATCCCGAAGATTTTATATGAGCAATAAATTTACCCCTGAACAACTTCGGGAAATTGACGCAGGATATGAAAAAGCTGGCTTCACAAAGATTAGTAACCTTAAAGAAGTTAAGGAAGTTCGTTCATTCTTTTCAGCGTCTAGATATGAAGACCATCTAACATTTGATGCTTTACGTTATCGGTTAGCATCAAATCTTGCAACTGAACTAATTACAAAAAATCTAGTCTCGTTTGAAACTCATTTTGACCGAGACCGGTTTGTTGACACTGTCTGTGCCGAGGTTACTATTTGCCCTCCTGGCACGCTGATGAATTCTAAGCAAGACGAATTCTTTAAAGTTGATGATGAACTTTTTACCGAAGAAGAAATCATCAAAGCAATTAAAAATACATACCCAGATCGACTCATATAAATATTCTTCGTAAGGAGGATATTTATGAGACAATATCTATTTGTGCTTTTGGCACTATTGTCATTTGGCGTTTTAGCTAACCCAATTGATGATACATGCCCAGAGCATACTATTCATGGTGCCCCTGTAAGTGCCATCACAGAAAACAATCAATATATCTGCCATTTGAATTATGCGATTCATTATCGCTATGATACAAAGACGGCGGAATTTGTTGTTGAGCATCTTGATAAAGCTGACATTACTGGTCCAGCAGTACGTAAAGATGACTTTAGACCGGATCCATTGGTCGATGATTCCAAAGAAGCTACCTTAGCCGATTACAAAGGCGTTCCATTTGATCGTGGTCACCTTGTACCTGCTGCAGATAATAGAGCAAACGACAAACAAATGTCAGAAAGCTTTTTCTTGACTAACATGGTTCCACAAGATCCAGGACATAATCGTGGTATTTGGAAACAGTTGGAAGTGGGTGTAAGAAATACTGCCGTGAACAAAGACATCTACGTTATTAGCGGTACGATTTACCACCCAGGATATAAAACCATCGGTAATAATGTAGGCATCCCTAGTGAACTATGGAAAATTGTTTACGACGCAAAAACCGGCGAAAGTATCGCTTTCCTTTTCCCAAACGTAAAGTTGCCAGCAAAGGACTTACCAAAATATGCAACATCTGTAAAGAATATTGAACAAGCTACTGGCTTAGATTTCTTTCCAAAGTTGAACGGCAATGGCGAAGATAAATATGATTTATCTAAGTGGCCAGAAATTAAATAAACAGGAGACGTAAATGTTAACAAGCAAACAATTTAAGGAATTATTTCCTAACTGTGCTGACACCGATGGTTGGGTCAACGCAATGAACGAAGTATTCCCAAAATACGACATCACAACACCAGCTCGTATTGCTGCATTCGTAGCCCAGTGTGGCCATGAGTCAGGTGGTTGGAGAGTATTCGAAGAAAACTTAAACTACAGTGCCAAGTCACTTGACGCAGTATTTCCAAAGTACTTCGTTAAAGCTGGTCGCAATGCTGAAGAATATGCCCGTAAGCCAGAAAAAATTGCTAACGTGGTTTATGCAGGCCGTATGGGTAACACCAGCGATGGTGATGGCTTTAAGTACCGTGGCCGTGGCCCAATTCAATTGACAGGCAAAGATAACTATGTCGCATTCGGTAAAGATATGAGTGTAGATGTAAGCAATCCTGATATAGTAAGTACGGATAAAAAGATCTCTTTGATGTCAGCTATTTGGTTCTGGAATAAGAACGGCCTAAATAAGCTTGCAGATGCTGGCGATATCAAAGGCATGACAAAGCGTATCAATGGCGGCTTCATTGGATTGGAAGACAGGATCCATCATTATGAACAAGCTATGGCTAAGTTAGGTGCTGATGCTGGTAAAGTTGAATCTAAAGTCGATGATCACGAACATGTTGAATCAGAAAACTACGGTGTACTTCGCAAGGGTATGAAAGGCGATGGCGTTAAGATCATGCAAAAAGCCTTGGGTGTTGGCGACGATGGTATCTTTGGTCCTGGCACAGAAGCAAAGCTAAAAGATTGGCAAACTAAAAATGGTTTAGTTGCTGATGGTATTTGCGGCCCTGCTACATTTGCTAAGTTACTGGACGATTAATGAACGATAACGATATTGTATGTAGATGCAATATGGTTTCTGCAGGGGATGTCGCGATGTATGTCGAGGCGTTCCCTGAGATGCCTAAAGATCAATTAAAGGCTGCTCTAAAGATTGGCAGTAGATGTGGAGCGTGCCAACTAAATGATTGCCCAACAATTGATATAAAATTTGAAAAAGTTATAAATATTTTACAATCTATGATATAATTACTCTATCTGATGGAGAAAATCATGTTAAATGCTGGAAACATTGTAAAGATCAAACAAGAATTTTTAAATCCTAATGAGGATGCAAATGATCTTTATGTTGTGAGAGAATTTAATGGAGATAGAGTTATAATTTCCCCAACAACATGGAATGGACGAATCATTCCAACGGAGTTAGTTAGAACTGAAATGCTAACATTGGCATAAATTTTAACTGAAGTTACGATATAATAAATTTTCGCGAGAGTGGTGGAATGGTATACACAGCAGACTTAAAATCTGCCGCCGAAAGGCTTGAGGGTTCGAGTCCCTCCTCTCGCACCAATTGAATAAAGGATTGATATGAGCAACATGACACAGAAACAACGTTCATTAAAGAACGGCGAAAAAATTGAAGTCGGTGACACTATTTATGTAGGTCGTCCTCCTCGATTTCAAATGATTAACGGACAGTTTTTGAAAGTTGCAAAAGGCATTCCTTTTGTGAACGCTGGTAAAGCGTAAAGAATTTGCGGCTATGGTCTAATGGATAAGGCAACGGTCTTCTACACCGTCCGATGGGAGTTCGAATCTCTCTAGCCGCACCAATAATATGTTTAGTTTTTTAAATCAATTTAACTTACCTGTGCTAAGTCCAGAACATTTGATTGTTGCGGCAACAGGCATCGGTTATTTAATCGTTGGTGTATTACAATGGTCTAAAGGCGAAATGGCAAACGGTATGATCTGGACAGGTTATGCGTTTGCACAAGTAGGTCTTTGGTTGAACATCAAGTAAAGAATGCGCACAAAAGGATCGAAAGGTCGGCGAACAATTGGGTTTCGCTTCTGCTGTACATGATATGTACATAAGTCTGAACAAAGGCAATGATACCCATGCAAGTGCTGCGTTATACGCACATCCTGAGTAAGATTTAAAACTGCTTACTTTTTTAACTGATAGACGGATATAATGGATAGTATCGAAATTACACAAAAACAAAATGATATCATGGATATCAGCCAAGAAGAATGTGCCGAAGTAATTCAGGCAATTAGTAAGATTCGACGTTTTGGACTTAATTCTGAACACAACGGTGTAACGAATAAAGAACATCTTGAAGAAGAAGTTGGCGATCTAATGTGTATGTTCAATTTGCTTGACGAATTCGGATTAGTTGATTGGACAAAAGTTTCGATACATGCACAAAACAAGCGCAAGAAATTGCAAACATGGTCAACAATTTTTAAGGAATAAATGGACTTATATTTAATTATAGCAACATTTATTTGGGTAATCCTTATCTTCGTTGTGTATTGGCATAGCGGATTTGAAAAGATTAAAGACTGCTATATGATGTGGAGTAAAAGAGAGTATTGGACAAATTACAATACTGTTGAATTCGTATCATGGGCAGCTAAGGGTATCATCATTGTTCCTGGATTAATTTTCGGGATTCAAGTTTGGTGGCTGTACATTTTAACGTTGGCAACAAGTCTATCATTGATTTGGGCCAGCAATAAAAAATTACTTCCGACTTTGGTTGGATTTAATACTCTTTGGGTATGGATAAGCTGTGTCGTTTTGGCAAAGCATTTCATATCCTAAGATAAAAGAATTGTTGTAATCCCTTCAAAGAGAAGGACTTCTGGACGCGGGTTCGACTCCCGCCATCTCCACCAAAAACACTTTGTGTGCATGGGAATTGGAATACCGTGACGGCTAGGGAAGGATGCTTAAACCTACCTGAAAAAACCGTAGCAATGTGTGGGTTCGAATCCCACTATAAAGTGTTTCTGATGGGGATGTCATGGTTTCGACAGGGGTAGATATTAGAGACGGCAACACGGTAGGCGATGACCGTTAATCAAGCAAATCAAAATAAATGCAAACGACGAAAGTTACCGCATTGCTGCCTAATTAAAGGCTGCTAGGGTTTTGGTGGTTGTCCTCGTAACAGAATCAACCATCTTTTTAAAATATTTTTGAACTTTTTTCACAAATATGAAAATATTTTAAAAAACTATGTGTTATTATACATATATACCGCAATGAATGGATAAATAAATTTTATGAAAACTAACAAAGTAACCACACTGCCGATGCAACCTGCCGCGATTAATCGCGAAGGATCTGGCTATGCGATTACAAGTCAGTCATTTAAAAATTGGTCTCCATGTGGTACAGGTTTTGAGAATGGTTCACACGTAGATAAGCTCAAGGCATTTGAGGGTTGGGATGATTAAATAAATTAATCCCATATAAATCAAATGCCTTAGAATGTAAAAGTTCTAAGGCTTTTTTGTTTATGGGCACAATGCGGGTAAGGTGTTTACGGATACACACGAGTCTTCCAAACTTGAGTAGACCAGATCGTTACTGGCTACCCGCTCCACTTAAGAGGTTCACAATGGATAGAGCACAGGAAATTGAAAAATTAAAAACAGCTATCGCTGAATCCTCAAAAGAAACGAAAGTTTATGTTGGGTGTGATTCAAAACGGTATGCAGATGGTAGAGTAAAATATGCAACGGTAGTTATCTTGCATATTAATGGAAATAATGGTTGTAAGATGTTCTCATTTATTGATAATGAGATGGATTACAACAAAGCGAAAAATCCAAAAATGAGATTAGTTCAAGAAGCTTACAAAGCTGTTGATCTAGCAACTCAAATTATGGAAAACGTTGGTGATAGACATTTTGAGTTGCACTTGGATTTGAATACAGATCCTAAGTACAAATCAAACACTGCTGTTAAAGAAGCACTTGGTTATGTTATTGGTGTGTTAGGATTGGATCCTAAACTTAAACCGTATGCATGGGCAAGTTCAACCGCGGCAGATAGGTTGGTTCACTAATGCATTAATGTAAAATTTGTTGGGGATTAGCTTAGCCTGGCCTAAAGCATCGGACTTTGACTCCGTGAACACTGGTTCGAATCCAGTATCCTCTGCCAAAATTAAAATGGCTCAGTAGTTCCAATTGGCAGAACATCGGATTCCAAATCCGAGTGTTGGAGGTTCGAATCCTTCCTGGGTCGCCAAGATAGTATGTACGTGTGTAGCTGAATGGTTAGGCAACGGATTGCAAATCCGTATTATGCAGGTTCAACCCCTGTCACGTACTCCAAAATTTGCCTGTGTAGCTCCAATGGTAGAGCAGAGGATTGAAAATCCTTGTGTTACTGGTTCGAATCCAGTCATAGGCACCAAAATTTAATCTCCGTATAGCGTAACCCGGTAGCGTTCATGGTTTGGGACCATGCGGTGTAGGTTCAAATCCTACTATGGAGACCAAAATGCCTCGCCGTAATTGATGGCGTATAATGTGATAAGTAATCAATTTTTTATATGGGCTGTAAGTGTTGTTGGGGGCACGAGGGCTTTGCAAGCCTTAAGGAACGGTTCGATCCCGTTACGGTCCACCATATAAAAGTACATTTTGCAACTGCGTCGTCAATGGGGCAGCCAATGTTCAGTGTACTTCTATATGGTGATATAGCCTAGACGGATAGGCGGGGGTCTCATAAGCCTCATAGATTGGATCGTTACCAATTATCACCACCAAGTTATGGAGAGTAATGCAGCGGGGATGGTCCTGCGACTGGCCTTGAAAACCAGGTTCTGCCTAAAAGCGGATGGGGTTCGACTCCTCTGCTCTCCGCCAAGATATTGGAGTAAATGGAACAATGGTGTTCTAGCCGGCTGTAACCCGGTGGCCTTACGGCAGGTAGGTTCGATCCCTACTTACTCCACCAAAATTTAATCTGGATATAGCGCAGCCAGGTCAGCGCTCTCGCCTTGGAAGTGAGAGGTCGGAGGTTCGAATCCTCCTATCCAGACCAAAGATTAATGCCGACATAGCTCAGATGGCAAGAGCAGCTGCCTTGTAAGCAGAAGGTCCGGGGTTCGAAGCCTCGTGTCGGCACCAAAATTTATTCCGTAGAACCCGAGCATGGTGCATGGGCTTGACTGTTAATCAATGTTTAGCTGGGATCGTTACCCAGATACGGAGCCAAAATTTAATCCGCTCGTAGCACAACTGGATAATGTCCTGGTCTACGAAGCCATGGGGTAGAGGTTCGAATCCTCTCGAGCGGACCAAAGATTATGCGTGTATAGCTCAGCTGGTAGAGCAGTTCGTTGCCAACGAACAGGTCGCAGGTTCGAACCCTGTTGCCCGCACCAATGGAACGGTCCCATAATGGTATTGGAGTGGATTGCTAATCCATCGACTTGCGAAAGCAGGTTTCTGAGTTCGAGTCTCAGTCGTTCCGCCAAATTATTTAGGTGTGGCCATAACTTAATGGTAAAGTCGTGGATTGTGATTCCGCTTATCTGGGTTCAATTCCCAGTGGTCACCCCTAAATAATTTGAAAATATTTTTCAAAAGACGGCATTTTTAATAAAAAGATGATATAATTTCTATATCGCAAACAAACAAGGATACTATATGAAACATTCTAAACGAGGCAAAATGTAGTGTCGCTCTAAACTCCCATGTGGTTCAGGGTTGGCACGTAAAATCAATTTAACATGTTAACCCTTCAAGATGTTATGGTAGCATACCGGACTCTTAATCCGAGAAGTCACAGTTCAAATCTGTGTGGAGGGACCAAATGGGAGTATAATTCAAAGGCTAGAATAGCCGGCTTTTAACCGGTCTATCAGGGTTCAAGTCCCTGTGCTCCTACCATTTATTAAAAAATATTTTTGAAGTATTTTTCAATAAGTGAAAAAATTTAAATGATTTGAGTATATAATTACTCTATCAAATGCTGAAAAGCAAACGTTCTTTAAAAATTTATTTCGATATACTGCATTCGTCTATCGGTTAGGACATCAGGTTTTCAACCTGAGAAGAGGAGTTCAACTCTCCTATGCAGTACCATATCTAAACGCATCAATGCTTAGGCCAGGCAGATGTAGCGGATTTACAGCTTTGGTCAATCCGAGGTGGGCAGGTTCAATTCCTGTAAGTGCGTTTAGATATGGTTTTCATCAAATGATTTTACTAAGGCGGTCCTTCGGGATGCCAGCGGTTTAGTTCTTTTGATTAATCATAAATTGGAAGCATAGTTTCAATAGAATAAGTACAGTGATGTACCCAAAGGATGTATTCCTACATAAGTCCGCCAACAAGTTTTTGTTGGTTCATCTATGCAAGCCTGCTCACTACCGTGAGGTAGCGTTCACTCAGCGACGGGTGGATGTAGAAATGAAGCAAGTGTTGTGGAAAGAATGTTAGCTTAAAGGCCTAGAGCGTGAGCCGAGGGGAACCTAAGTTGACAGAGACTAACAGGTGGTGCTGAGCTCACAACAAAACCAACTTGCCAGTTAGTATGAGAAAGGGTAGTACGCTTGTTCGAAGTTTTGCAACTAAGAGCTTGTGTGCAGTCTTAGTGGTTAATGGGGCTGTCGGAAACGGCGGGGCAACATAGATCGCAAAAGACGACTGAGTAGTCCGCAAGACAAAAGGTACATGGTGTGTTGTATTTTGTATTCCAAAAGAATATGAAGCAACTGAGGCAGCACATCGTAGTAGGTTGATATAGTTCATTGGTAGAACATCTGTCTCTTAAACAGAATGCGGTGGGTTCAATTCCCACTATCATTACAAAAATGCAAAGACTGCCTCGGTCATATGTGAAAATCATCTAATACTTAAGCCGCAAGGTAATTAAGTCAGATAGATCTCGCAAGGTGAAATCTGTTTATGCAGGAAATTTCGTAGCTCGCAAGGCTTAATGGTTCGCAAGATCAACGGAATAGAAAGCGTAGAATAGCATATGATGTCAAGACTAATGCCTGTCTTTAAACGGCGATGATGATAGTGTACTAGATTACATAGAGATATGGATTTAGTGGAAGTCAGAAGAAGATTAACTCGCAAGGTTATTCGTAATGTCTGAAGCATTATCACTAGAGGATGTATTCTCAGTCCTTTAGTTATTACATTAAAGTATAAAAGCAGTGGTATGGGCTGGATTATCGGGCAAGTGCTTCCTACATGCAGGAGTGCCGATGGTATACTTTAATGTGATATAGATTTTATACACATGATAATTTGATGTTAGCAAGAGAACGTCACGCTGTCTAGGTTTCTTCGAAGGACCGAAACAGTAAAAGGTAAATGGGTTCAACTCCCAGCCGCCCGGAAGGACGGATGCAAACAGGTTGCTATACTGGACAAATATCCCAAGTAACGTACCGAGTCCTAGCCGGCCTTGATAAATGGGTGAATGGTTCCTATAACGATGGTGGAACGTTCAAGTTGTCAGTTGTATAAAGTTTATGGATGTGTAAGAAAACTGGTAACCCTAGCGGACTGTAACTCCGCCGCCCAAAAGGCACTGTTGGTTCGACTCCAACCGCATCCACCAAATTATGGCTTCAAAGTGTTCATGGACGCACGCGGCACTGTCACTGCCGAAGAAGGGGATCGTTACCCCTTGAAGCCGCCAGGTTAAGGATGTATCAACTAAAAGCGATGATCAGCGGAGACAATGATCATCTAGGTTCTTATCCCTTGTTGGCATCCTTATCATGGGCTAATAGCTTAATGGTAAAGCAGCCGACTCATAATCGGTCGAGTCCAAGTTCAATTCTTGGTTAGCCCACCATCCTAGTGTTCTAGGCGTAAACGTTCGGGTCATCGCACTGATGGTCTTTTCGGTATCTACGTAAAAGATACGGCTAAAGTTCGTAATGCCACCAATTTACCCGGTTAGCTCAAAGGTAGAGCACTCGACTGATAATCGAGCGACAGAGGATCGTTACCTCTACTGGGTACCAAATTATTGCGACGTGGAGAAGTGGTATCTCACGAGTCTCATAAGCTCGAGGTCGGTGGTTCGATTCCACCCGGACGCAACCAACATGCCCTGTTAGTTAAATGGTAGAACACCTGTTTTGTAATCAGGGGATGGCAGTTCGATTCTGTCACGGGGCACCATAAATCAAGTGGAAAGCAAGAGCCACAAAGTAAATAGTAGATGACCCTGCCACCTCGGTCGTCTTTGCAGATAAGTACTGCGTCAGCAAAGGGCAACTGGATGCTGAGAAACGCTGGGGTAAGAATCCCAATTGATGGTGTGCACTAATTACAGAATTTATTGGCATATAGCTCAGTTGGTAGAGCGCTTGACTGTTAATCAAGATGTCCCTGGTTCGAGCCCAGGTTTGCCAGCCAATTTAACATATCGGCCGCTAGATAGGACTACAGTATGATAATTCCCAAAAGAAATTTTGCGAACTCATAACACCTATTTAGTTAAACATGTATATGTTAAAATAATTTTTTGATCGTTTAGTAAAATGATCCGTGGTATCGTGGTGTACAGAGATGAGAGGTTGCACTTCTAGTAAATGCTTGAATAAAGCGTATACTGGATAACAATCGTGATCTAGTGAACTAAGCTTTAATGTTTGTTTATTGCTGCTTAGAAATATTAGTATCCTCTGTATGTTGTATTTTGCTTTAGATGATAGTCGACTTAATAACTGACTCGGTCTAATGTACATTGCATATTGTCCAGCAACCGACTCGTTGTACATCACGTATCATTGTTTTTAAATTGAATGAATATATAATTGTTGAATCGAATAAAGGAAAGAAAATGAAATTATCTCTACGTAAAGCAAATGCATTGCAGAACGCCATCCAAGATCATATCAAAGGTATTGATATCAAAACATCAATCTCATTGAATGAATTCCAAGAAGCACCAACGGCAATGTTAACTGCTCGTGCAGAGGTACTTGCAAATGATGTTCGTCGTTCTGAACTTACACGTGTAATTTATGAAATTCGCAAACTTGTTGGTCGTGCCAATGTTGAATCTGGTGTAGCTGATTTGCTAACAGATGCCGCTTTAATTGATAAGCGTCTTGGCCATCTAAAAGGATTAACCGAATGTAAATGTTCAGATGACATGAATGTTGTGGTTGGTAAGCTTGCAAAATTGAAAGAACAAGATACGAAGTCACGAGTTTACGGTTACAACGATTCTGTTGAAACCGGCGTACTTGATGCACAACAAATTGAAATGTTCAAGAGCCACATGCGTGACTTGAAGAAAGAAAAGCAACAATTAAACGATAAAGTACTAGAATTGAATGTTCGTACTGAAATCACATTAGATGATAAAACTGTAGCAATGCTACAGAAAGAACAACTAATCTAAATAAATGCCTCGTTAACTCAGCGGTAGAGTAACTCCCTTACAAGGAGAAGGTCGGCGGTTCAATCCCGTCACGAGGTACCAAATGATTCTCGTCGTAGTTCAAAGGTAGAACAACAAAGCGCGCAGGAGATGGTGGTTCGATTCCACCCACGAGAGCCAAACATGTCTAGTTGGAAATGAACGTAAGGAAATATGATACGACCTTGAACACGTTGTGTATGATCGCTTGTTAGTAGTTGTCCTGACTGTTCGACCAAAGAGGTGTTAAACCCGTAGATTAAGTTCCTACGCTCTCGCTCAATGGATGTTGTTATGTCACAATAACACTAGACCCCATAACTAATTGTACTTATAGCCTGGCAGATATGCGATTCCTCTGATCAAGGATAGGATGGCCAGAGATTTAGTGCAATTAGTTATGGAAACTCTGGCTTAATTACCCAGACCATAGTCGAGATTCATGACCTCGGCGAACTCGTAGTCTTCTAATTGGTTAGGAAAGCCTCATTATGGAGGTGAATGCAGGTTCGAGGCCTGCCTACAATGAGTTCCAAATGTCTGTATAAATATTTTTGCGTTTGAAGCTGCAATGGTATAGCATGAGCCTCTAAAACTCAGGATAGCAGGTTCGATTCCTGTCAGACGCACCAACTTAAAGGAGCATATCATGGAGAAGTTCAGCGCCTAGATTCGACCACCGTAACGATTCTTTTTGCTTTTATCAAAAATTTAACCAAAAGGAATTTATAATATGTGTATCGAATTAAGAATCAAATCAAAACATCTAGCACTTGAACCACAAGTTATCCGCTGTGAAGAGGAAAAGCTTAAAGGTCAAATCAAGTTCTATGAACGAAAAGAAAACAGTGGTACTATTCTACCGTTTTTAAAAATTAAGCTTGATAGTTTAATTAATCATAGACGTTGGAATGTTCGTAATGAAGCAAGAGCTACAGAGTTAGCAAGAGCTTACCTTCAAGGTAAACCTTATTTGACTGTTGAACGTCGTGCTGAATGTAATGATGATATGTTCAAACTGTATATTGTACCACGTGTATTAACGATGGTACAGAAATACGGTAAAGGTGATCAACGAAGAATTGATCGCAAGACTATCGAGTTATGGTCTAAAATTTAAAATAAGAGAGTTTGGCAGTTCTCCCGCAATAAAAATTGTCAATGCCCCGGTGACGTAATGGTAGCCGTGTGAGTCTTAGAAACTCATGTCCTTGTGGCGTGTCGGTTCGAGTCCGACCTGGGGCACCATATTGAAATATATTCATCATTGGTAGTAGACTTCGAGCAACTTGGTTAATAGTTGAGTCTCACTACGAAGCAGCCTAACCAGCGCGATGAAAATCCCCCTGACGGAGAGAGTATATTTCAATATGGTAAAAACAGATTGCTTAGCACTGCCAAAGTATATAGTACAAGGCTCAAAATTAACATTTAGACTTCAGACATTAGAAGATGCACTTCACACTGCAAAGGTAATGAATGAATTTGTTACAATTACTGGCCCAGACTTTGAAATCGTGGGAATGTTCGGTGTTGATTCGGTTAAAGATGGCAAGTGCCCAGATGGCGTTGCATACGACTGGAATAAATCCAGCAGAATTGGAAGAGCAAAAAGATCACGGTTAAATCCTCAGCCTTTATAATTGGTGTACATATTGAATGCGTTTGGCCTGTATCGTGGGTGTGAATTAGTAAAGCAGGAAGCCACCTGTCGAGTAACACGATTTAAAATTGGTACCTTTCACTTTCAGACGCATTCAATATGATTATTCAATTAATTTAAGGAATTAAATTTTGGAACAGTTAAATTTTTTCAAAGGTTATCATTGGGATAATCCAGAGACATGGAAGCATATTGTTGAAAACTGGGACAAGCCAGAATTTGCAAGCAATACCACGACGATGGAATACGTTCGTCAAGCTAAAGAGAAAATTGAGAATTTATGAAGATCGTTAAAACTGACACTAGAGCCTTAGGCATCTATGCTGAACATCTCAAGGCAATGCCTTTAGAAGATCGTCATTCTAGGTTTGGTGCAGCTATTTCAGATAGTGGTATTGACCAGGTCATGCTACAAATGGCTTATCATCCTGACGATCATCATTTATGGTTCGCTCGTTCATCAGAAGATATTCTTGGTTGGGGTCACATGGCTCGTTCAAAACCTGGTGCTTGGGAGTTAGCAGTTAGCGTTGATAAGAAACACCAACGTAAGGGTGTAGGTGATAAACTGATTACCGAAATGCTAGAATGGGCAAAGTTCGGTTACATTGAAGAAGTTTACATGCACTGCATCGAGGACAATAAAGTAATTCAACATCTTGCTGCTAAACACAATCTTAAGACAAGAGAACGTGGTTATGGTGAGCGTACCGCAGCTATTGAATTGCCAGATGCTTCCATCTATGAAAAGAACAATCAACTGTTTAAAGAATACACAAGATTAGTAGACGAAATGACCGAGCTTCGTCTACGGATGTTAGGATTAATGCTCGGCGACACATCACACAAGGAAAATTATGTCAAATAAATCACCATTTGAAATCCGTTCAGAAGTTCTAGGCATGGCCAAGGATTACATGGACAAGCAATACGCTATGAATGTAGACTTCACCAAACGAATGTTTGATGCAGGTAAGAAAACTTCAGAAGAAATGCAAGCAGCTTTACAACCATACGCTGTTGAAGATCTTATTAAACGAGCTACAGAAATGTACGCATTCGTCCTAAAGAAAGACTAATCTAAAGTCTAAAATCACCCCTCCAGATTTTTCTGTGAGGGGTTTTATTTTCACTAAAATTTACCGTTTCTGTGTTATAATAACGGTATGAGCAAATTACGCAGAAAATTCGACATTAAAGCAACGATCTATGATAAGAAGGGTCGAGTTCTTTCGACCGGTATGAATTCATACATGAAATCACATCCTTTTCAAGGTGAACTTGCTAAACGTGTCGGTAGACCAGAAGCAATCTACCTTCATGCTGAAATTGCTGCCTTAGTGAAGCTAAAAGATTGGGCTAAGGCATATAGAATAAAGGTAGAACGATATGATGTTCACGGCAATCCTGTAATTGCTAAACCATGCCCAATTTGCCAATCCGCTCTCCGTAGAACTGGAATTGAAGTCATCGAGCATACATAATCTTTAAATTTTTTTATTTTTTTTAACTTTTTTCTTAAAAACAATAGAAAATAGATAAAAATCTTGTTATAATAAATCTATCATGAAATACTACATCTTTAACATCGAATGGTCGCAAACCGATCAAGAGATGGTCATCGTCAAAGCCGAAAGTCGTGAAAAAGCTGAGGCTCATCTTAAACGTCATAAAGATCTTGGTCCTAGGTATGTATCATACTACGGTGTGCAAGACAAAATCATTGAGGTAAAATAATGATTCTCGACATCAACGGAATAGTGATTGCTGCACAACGTGCACAGCTTGAAAACCCAACACGCGCCTGTGTAAACTCTGAATCTGCGTTCGTTCAACAACGATTGCGTGATCAAGGTTTCAATG